ACCGAAATTTTCGGCTTAATACTAGTGGCTTTTGCCATATCAACCTCAATCTCTGGTTTGTGTCCCTCGGCCAACTCCTCAAAGAATTTTTCGTCACTCCAGCTTTCAGTGTCGAGTATAATCCTGAGCCCGATCAAGTCATTAACCATAGTCAGGTTACTCTCCAAGCAGGTCGGGATCGTGAATTGATTGATGGCTCGGGTCAAGCTCTTGCGCTGCTTTTTGAGCAACTCCAAGTCCACGTTTTTAATGATCAGATCGGACATCAGGTTACCTCCTTCAGAAAGCAATCTTTCAAAGTGTTCCGGCGGATTCTGACTGTCACATGATCCCCCAGACTCTCCAAGCACAAAGGCTTCAGCTGAGTAACCAGGAAGTGTGACCGGCCTTTGCCGTCGGAAAAATGGATCGGCCGGGTTTCGATCTGCATCCCGACTTTGAGTTTGAACACCTTGCCCTTGGCAATATTATCCCAACACTTCCGACGCCACTCCAAGGCATACTCGTGGGCAGTGGGCGTGAGCAGGTTCAGGATCCGTTCCGGGCACTGAGCCTCGCATGGACCGACGGATTCGTCCATATCCTTGTAGCCGGTGTCGTAATCGTCTTTCGGTCGGTAATCCAAGAGAAAGACGTAGGCCACGACATAGGGGTCTTGACCCGCCCGGGTGATCCTCACCGCCATGTAGGCCGTCCTGAACTTGACAATAGCGCAGTCGAGCATCTCCCATTTTGTGCCTTTGTCATTTGTGCAGTCGGTCTCTCCTCTGAGAAATTCCTTAATCGGTTGCGTTCCGCGGTGCGTGTATGTCCAGCCCATATTTATGCCTCCTCGGTTGCTTTCTTTATTGCATCTTCGATAGGCTGCTTGTTTTTGCTGCAGATTAGGAGCGCACGAGCCAATTTACATGCCTCCAACAAGTCAGGAGCAGCGGCCATAAGGGTAGCGTGTTCCTTTTCGTAGGTTACGGCAATATTGTTGCCTTTGTCGTCGACGACCAGCCCTTGATGGTTTCCTGTCTTTGCTACATGCCACATAATCAGATCCTCCTATTTGATTTGACAAAGCCCAGCTTCGATCAGGCCTATTGCCATCCGCTGATACGACCCCTGCAGTTGCCAGACGATTCCGAAATCGATCAGGCTTTGAAACCCCTCGATCACGGCGTCTTCGTCAAGCCGGCCGTCTTCGTAGGCATTAATAAAGCTGACGACGTCGACGTTGCTCATGCTCAGATCTCCTCTTTTAACTTGATTTCTGTTTCTTCTCGGATTTCTTTCCAGTCGATTTCTTTTTCATCCCTCGGTAGATCCTTGACCCAGTCGTCAAGTTTGACACAAAATTCAGAGCAATATCTCCAGAATTTACTTGGGTTGAGAGTCCCGTCTTTTCGAAGAATTTGTCTGGCGCCGGGGAGAAATCTGGGTTCTTGCATCAAATACAAGGCCATCATCCACGTTCCTGCATTTGTCCAGCCTTGATATCGAATTTCTGCCTGACGTTTCTTTTGAGCCTCATTCCGGATTATCCAAGGTTTGTGCCCGGGGGTATGCCCGGCCGGAACACCATAAGGTTCAAGATCAGAACTCCAGATCTCCCGCGGGTACCAATCTGTTTCCCAGTGGCACCAAGGCTGGGAATACCCATCAAGGCGAATTTGCACATTACCAACTTGGGATTTGTTACACTTATCAGGAGGGGCGTCAACGACTCGCCCCCACTCTCCTTGGGCACAATACAGATATCGATCTCCAAACAAGCTTGTTTTGAAAATGTTTCTGGTGACCCTGACGATGTCGCCGAGGTGGAAGAAATGGCCACGGCAGCCATCTGGGTAATACGTGGTTCTCATGCCCGCGCCCTCTTTCGATTTGCTTCCATGGTAAAGACCTGAAATTCGACTACGCGCTGGCCGGTGGGCCGAAACGTGGTGACCGCCTTGACCGGGCGCTTTCTCTTGTCCTCAAAGTACTGTACTGCACAAACCTGACGCTCTGTTTTCATTTTGATTCTCCTTTTTGTCTGGGTAGTTTTAAACTACTGGTTACCTAAACTATTTTCGAGTTCCCGAAGTCGATCGTGCTCCCAAGGTGTGGCCAGCTTCCCACGGCAGGCCCGACGTAAATAATCCATCTCGCGCAGGTTGTTTATTCTGTGCATATGCCCAATAGCGTCCGGGTAGTTTGCAGCCATGTTGTGCCAGTCGTCGGCGGTTAAGTGTGGGAACATCGTTCACCTCACGCCGCGGCAGTGGCCAGGAGTCCAAGAATGAGCAGACCCCGGGCGGTTATCGGATAGGGAACGCCGCCGAGCGGATACTCGTCGTAGCTCCAAACGAAATGGGGAACCACGTCAAATCCGCGTTCCGCCATGCGATCCACCCAAGGTTGCGGCAGGGCATTGTCGAACACTTTCAGGCCTTTTGATTTTGCAACTTCATCTTTTGTCGGCATGGTTCAGTCCTCCTTTAGTTTCCAGATCAGCCATGGTGTGGTGCGTTCTGTTGTGAAACTCGTGCCACCATCTTGGAAGGTGTGCATAAGCTCTCTGTCAAAGTGGCTGAAGTGCCTGGGCAGCCATTGGGCGACGGCGTAGTCCTTGACGTAGACCTTGGCGTCTGTAGCCAGGTCGGGCAGGGGCGCTGTTTCTTTGGGGAGAGGGAACTCGTGCCAATAGAGATCGGGATAGAGATCCCGGTGATCAAATTTACCCTTAAGATTGTACCATCTTTTGAAATCTTCCCTAAAAATGACCTCGATATCGTCGACGTAAATGTTACTGATCACGCCCCAGCCCGACGTCACTGACCAGACTTTGTCACCAATCTTCACATTTTTGAATTTCATTTCTCAACCTCCTGGAATAATTGATAAATTATGGAGTTAAATTCAATTCGAGCAGCGTCCCAAGCAGCATCCCGAGCAGCGTCCCAAGCAGCGTCCCAAGCAGCGTCCTGAGCAGCGTCCCGAGCAGCGCCCCGAGCAGCGCCCCAAGCAGCGTCCCGAGCAGCGCCCCGAGCAGCGCCCCAAGCAGCGTCCCGAGCAGCGCCCCGAGCAGCGCCCCAAGCAGCATCCCAAGCAGCGTCCCAAGCAGCGTCCCAAGCAGCGGCCCAAACAGCGTCCCGAGCAGCGCCCCAAACAGCGCCCCAAACAGCGTCCCGAGCAGCGCCCCGTAGGGATTCGTCAGCTGTCTTGAGGTAGTTTAGAACTACCTCCGGGCAGTTGGGACAGAGATGAATAATGCTCAGAGCTTGATCACAGGCGAAACGCCGCAGGAGTTGAGTGACATTGATAGATTGCAGGATAATGCGCTCGCGCCCGACCCATTTGTCGATAGGATTTCCATGCGAAATCATTTTTCCTCTGAGTTTGACATGGTGAAGAATGGCTCCTGGAGCAAATTGTAAGGCGTCAAAAGGTTCCTCGCTCATATGCAAACCGGATTCGCAGGGGATGACAGCACCTTTGTGCCGGAGGATCTTCCCGACGTCAGGAATGGTTGAGCCATCTCGAAGGGTGTTATTTGTGAAATGCCAGCCGAGTTTTGTTTGCATTGCAAACCTCCTCTTTGTTAAATTTCCCGGAAGTATAGGTTTTGTCTATAGCACCGTAGACGTCTTCGCATTCGTAAACTTGTACGTTTTGTGCAACGTCTGGCGTTGGCGTCAGGCAGTTGAGGATCATCCCCAGGGTTAACCCCAGGGTGAGGCTAATAAGGATTGCTTTTAGCATGCTGCCTCCTTTCATTCTGAGCCAGACATCTCTGGATCTTTTCTTCTTTCTTAATAGCAGGGTCTTCCGGTTTATAATCTCGACGGAATTCCCGACGTTGACGTTGCTCTCTTGTGGGGAATTGGATGATCATGATGTGGCCTCCTCTACTTTGAGTCTGTGACCATTCTGATGAGCTGCTCACACTGTTTTTGTCGAGCAGCGTCCTGAGCAGCGTCCTGAGCAGCGTCCTGAGCAGCGTCCTGAGCAGCGGCCTGAGCAGCGGCCTGAGCAGCGTCCTGAGCAGCGCCCCAAGCAGCGCCCCAAGCAGCGCCCCAAGCAGCGCCCCAAACAGCGCCCCGAGCAGCGGCCTGAGCAGCGCCCCGAGCAGCGCCCCAAGCAGCGTCCCAAGCAGCGTCCCAAGCAGCGTCCTGAGCAGCAGTTAATTCTTCTGCAGTGGCCTGCCCGTGGGCAAATCGTTCAGCAACGTTGCAGGCAGCAATACTGCGCGGATCCGGATCTTTGATAAGTTTCAAGGCTTCTCGGGCACACCAAACTGCAAAAAGTCTCAGTGTCTTCGAATCAATGGCCTCTTCCCTGAGCACGACCCAAAGCCGATCCTCGATAGGAACGTTGTCAGCTCTGAGGACGTCAAGAGCGGTCCCTTGCCAGTCCTTGGGGATGAACTTGATCGGGTCATAACATGGATCCCAAGAGCAAATGAGTTTGTACGTTAACGTTTTCATAGTAGTGGTCTCCTGTTTGGTTTTAAAGGTCCCCTCTGGGGGCTGGAATGACTCTTCCTGCTCTTTTTGGAATTTTAGGGTAGGGTGGGCTGGGTTTTGAGTTCCAGTTCGTGTATGAGCACTTTGATGGCCAGGATGAGGTCTCGTTTAATCCAGTAGCAGGCTTTGTCTGTTTCTGCATTGGCATACCTGTAGTAGAGAGACCTTCCACGATTGCCCCAGCAACCTTTAGAATGGTATCGTTGGGATCTTGGTGGTTCAGGATCCCAAACAGTTCTTAATGGACAAACAGGTTCACATTCACAATGTCTTTGATTTGAGCCTACTGTGATGCCAGAGTAGTTTTGAACTACCCACTCGCAGGCCGGCCAGTTGTTGTAATACTCAGGTGTTTGCTGCGGATTATTCGGGGGAAATGTGTCTGAGAATGCTTCTGTGAACCGCAGGCACTCTTTCAGGCATTCTTCGAGTGTGAATTTCATTGGGTTTAAGGTCCTGCTTGAGTTTTGATTCGAGTCCGAATTATGAACGGTGAACAATGGTTTGCCGTCTGCCAGCAATGCCTCCAGCTCGTGAGAGAAATGAGTTCTCAGGTGTGTAGCCTTTGTTACAGTCTTTTCTGAGGACGTATTTCTTGCCGTTGTAGTCAGGATCAAAGACTTCTCCGAAGTTTGGTTGGGAAATGGCCCAACCGAGAAACCAGACGAAATCCTGTGCCCAAAGAGGATCCATTGAGGTTCTGAGCCGCTTGGACCTTTCTCTTATTTTAGTCCAGGTGGTATACATTTCGTGCTTAGTTTTGCAGGTGTTAAAGATGTCTTTAGGCCAGGCACCCTTTTCCGGGCCGATGCAGCCGCAAGACAGAATTGAATGCGGATTCTTGGATCGCTTGGTGAACCTTTTGCCACAAAGGCAGAGTCCGGTGTAGACGTTTTTGTGACGCCGGAGCTGGCTCCAGAAGTTGTATTTGATGTTTTTCTTCAAGTCTTCGGCGTACTCCTTTTGGAGTTCGATTCGCTGGGGATATCTTTTGCAGCCGCAACTTTCAGTGTGTCCTGAAACCAAATTTCGTCTCAAAACTGAAAATGATTCGGAGGTGTTGCATTCACAGGTTACAAGCCAGGCTGTTCTTCCGAGATATCTTTCCACAGTGAGCTTGCCAAACTTCTTGCCAGTGAGATCTTCCTTGAGTGGTCGTCCCAAAAGAGTCTTATTTACGTAAGTGCTTAGAATATCTACAATTGGTGGTTTTTTTGATCCCATGAATGGCTCCAGAGAAGAAAGGGGTTATTAGATAATGATAGAATAGCACAGAGATAACAGAAATACTAGGTAAAATGTCACCCTACCAGGGCTTGGAAAATCTTTACTATATAAAAAAAAATTCTCTATGTACCCCTCGAATTTTTCCCTCGCGAAGGACTTTTTATAGTAGTGGTAGGGTAATAGTAATAAAGTAAAAATGTTAACCTATTGTTAATGGGGCATTTTGAGGTTCAGAAATAGTTCTCTCGAGTTTGGCCAAAAAACTGACTTTTAGGCCCGATGCTCTGTCATTCCTGGCATAGTTTATTTTTTAGCTATTTTTGTGTGCATATGCTCAGAATGTTTTTTATAAAATACTATGTCATTTTTGACACACTTATTTTTTTGATTAAACTTTTGGGCCTGAAGCTCGACAGAAATCTTTTACAAGGTTTATGAGTCTCTAGAAAACATTATGCGACATTGGAGAAGAATTTTTGGGACTATTTCAGGAAAGTGAAAAACATTATGCGACATTGTGGACGTTAACGTCGACGTCTTGAGGATGTTAGGCCGGCCCACTCGCCAAAAAATTTCTATGCTTGACAGGATGAAAAAAAGACTGTAACGTCACGATTGACGTTACAAAACACGAAAAAAGGGGCGCCCAATCGAGCACCCCTTTTTTTATTGTTGACAGGCTAGAAAAAAGTTTGTAACGTCACGATTGACGTTACAAGACACGTCGACGTTTATAGCAACTTCCATTCATCCAGACAACTCCAGGCGAATCATCAGCCGGCATGTTTTGGGCCCTTCCTGAACCTGTCCATTGGTATCTTGTTTGCTCCCTTTTCTGTGCCAGATATTCCTCACTCACTCCTATATAGTGGCGTAAAATTCCACCATGTTGACGTCGATACTCCTGACATTGTTCTTTTGATTTTCCCTCGAAGATTGTCACACCGGCCAGGTCAACGAACCATCTTTCTTTAGCTGGTTTCGGCTGTCTGACATCCTCATCCTTGAAGGGCCAATTTGTTCCCAGCAGATTCCATGTCATTGTGTTCTCCTTTTACTGTCTGGCGAGCTGTTGACGTTGACGTTGACGTTGACGTTGACGTTGACGTTGACGTTGACGTTGACGTTGACGTTGACGTTGACGTTGACGTTGACGTTGACGTTGCTCGGTAGTTTAAAATTGCCTTGTTAGGTCTAGATTACTTTTAAAATTCTTGCGCAGATTAACAGAACAGCTTGCAATACTTCGCCCTCTGTTCTCAATCCCTCGTCATATGCGGTCAGAATTTCTTTAATTTCTGTTATTGCATTCTTCATTTTTGTTCCTCCTAGGTAGTTTAAAACTACCGTCTTGCACACTTTGTGCTATTTGTTACTTCCCGCCTTGCGTTTGTGTTATCGGCATTTCCGATACTCCAAACGCAAGGCGGGCAGGGTGAACAATCACCCTGCCCGCTCCCTCCTCTGAGGTAGTTTTAAACTACCCTGCTACATGCAAGCCACCATGACGGCAATATTGGTGGCGCTGACTTCTTGCCCTTTCTGGGACAGGATAGCACGGGCGCGTTGCTCCTTCTCGTCATGCGCGATAGCCTCGGCTTTTTCGCGCAACTCCTTGGTAGCATCGCGCAGAGCAACAGCCGCCTTGCTGTGCATGGCTTTCATGGTGTCAATGACATGAGCCGGGACACTCTCCCCCAGGACGTCCCATGCATCACTGAGCTTGTCCTTCTCGATGCGCGCAACATGAGCGATGACCGTGCAGTTATCGCCGGCGAAATGCAGGCTGTACGTCTCATCGCTGGCTTTTACCATGGCCAGACCGAGGGAGCGCTTAAGCGACTGTTTGGCGGCCTTTGTTCCGGTAAAGACAGCCATGGACAGGGACAGGTGGTCAACGAGGAGGGCATGATCTTTACCGTACTCGCCAATCATGGCCACGCGTTCCACCGACAACGCTTTGTTGCTCGCTGTCACGGCTTCCCTGTTCACGAGGTTCGCGGCGGTACGACTGAAGTGGTTCAACCAGTCAATCGTCGTGAGGTCTGTTGCTGTTGCTTTCTTTTTCATGATGTTGTCTCCTGTTGTCTGATGTTAAACTACTTGATTGATAACCCTTCTACCTTGTAGGTATCCCCATCAGCGGACTCGACAGGGTGGAGGGTAAACGCTACTGTTACCTTGTCGCCTATGGCGTAGTGTGCCTGGCTTGTTGCCCCCCATACCTCTGACCCTACCTGCAAGCACACCACATTTTTCGGGGCGTTCTCGATACAAGGTCGGACTGTGGCTGTTCCTGTTAACGTCATACCCTGTTGCAATGATGCTATCATTACCGCTGTCAATAACAAGTTGCCCATGATTACACCCCTAATGTTAAATTATAGAAGGATTGATAGCCTAATGCAATTACCCGTGCCAAGTACTTTCCGACCAAAGGGCGTAACCAAACACGTATGTGTAATGGGTTTAGATAGTGGCGCACTTGGTCGGCGTTGGTAGTGTGATGGATTGATGTCGTCATGGCCTAGTGCTCCTTTGTTCTGATTGTTCTTCTCTCTTACTTATAATATACGACATCGTTACCAAGATGTCAACAAATAATTTGTTGTCGATAACTTTTTTTTCTGCTCTTTGTTATTGTATAGCTTAACGTTAAGACGTATACCGCCTACAATGTGGTAGCTCGCCCAGGGCGGCCCACGAGGTACCCCCAGAAACCTGACAACTTTTTCTGCAGAATGTAGCATAAAATTACACCAAGCCCGACAGTAACGTCAACGTCCTCAAGACGTCGGGAGCAGGAGCAGGCAAGACGTTCCCAGACACAAGACGTCTTGACAAACGTCAATAGAAACGCCTATACTGGGCAGTATGAACGTCGACCTCAACGCTGAAATAAACGCACAATTGAAGCGCTGCAAGGACTTGGCTGATGACGCCACGGAAGACGGCGAGAGCCCTCTCAGTCAACGCGCCGCCGCCCTGACAACGCTCAATAACCTGCTCAAAGAGATCACGAAGTCGCAGTTGGAAGTGATCAACATGTCACGGTTGCAAGCACTGGAACAGACACTGATTGACCTACTGCCCGAGTTTCTCTCAGACGACCAGACACAAGAGTTTATGGCGGAATATGAGCGCCGCCTGACCCTACTGGAACATAGGGATGAATGACCTTTACTCCAGGCATTTCACCCGTCTTTCAGCAGGCCTCTCTCGAACAAAGATCAGCCTTTCTGACTATATCACGCGCTACACCTACCTCGGCGTCAAGCGCTTTTCCTATGTCAACCACGAGTATCAGCCCTATATCATCAGCAAGATTAACGCCGACCCCGATATCAACCTTCTTCTCTACAAGTGCTCGCAGTTGGGCGTCTCAGAGGTGTTTCACCGGCTGATTCTGTCAATGATGGGTATTGAACCAGGCTTTTCCACACTCCTGGGCATGCCGTCACAGACTTTCTCTCAAGAGGTGATGAAAACAAGAATTTCTCAAATAGTGAGAAGTTCGAAAGTCCTGAGAGAACTCAGCGATCCACGAGTAGACTCAGCATCCGTCAAGCAATTCATCAACGGCTCTATCCTGTATGCCTTGGGCGCCGGCGAGCAGTCGGGCGAATCTTCCTTGATCAACCGCCCGATCAAATTGGTGTGTATCGACGAGTTGGACAGATGCTCGATGGATATCGTAACTGGTTTCCGTTCCCGGCAGACGCATTCTGTCCACAAACCCCGCATCTACATCTCAACACCGACTTATGAGGGCCTGGGTATCGACGGCGAGAGTGAGGATGCTGAAATTCACAGGAATGTGGTCAAGTGCTGCCATTGCTCCCACCATTTCTTTCCTGATTACTATGAACACGTGTGCTTGCCCGGGTTTGACCAGCCTCTTGAGCTTCTCACCAAGGCCGACGTCGACAGCAACGTCGCTATCAACCTTGACGAAGCGTATTTATTCTGCCCAAAGTGCTTAAAACAGCCGGATTTGAGCCCAAAACACCGTGAGTTCGTCATAGAAACAGCCCAAAAATCAACGATTGAGCGGAAAATTTGTATCAAACTGAGCCCTTTTGACGCACCCGGTTTCATCAAAACACCTGATTTAATCCGCTCAAGCTTTATTTATTCAGACAATAACGAGTTTCGCAACCAGGCATTGGGGCTGCCGGTCAAGGCTTCCGACAGTTCTATCGACAGAAACCTCCTCAGATTTGAGAACGTCGAGGTCCCGAGCGACGCCGTGACTGTGGCCGGGCTTGATATGGGCAAGTTGTGTCACCTGATCCTGCTCTCGATCACCCCTAGCAACCACATCATCGTGCACTCGCCGGAGATCATCCCCTTGGAATTGATCCCGGAAGAGATGCAGGACCTTTTCCATGGCCCTAGCAGCCGGCACATCGCCTCGTTGGTCGTTGATAGCCAGCCCTATACCGACACCGTGAACAAGTTGGTGACCTTGCATCCGCAGGTTTGGTCAGCGCTCTACTCCGTCCCCGTGCAGCCCAAACCCGAACTCTATTGGTTGAAGACTGAAGAAGAACCGGAAGACGCCAACAACCCTTACAAGATCGCGAACAGGGTCGCGGACTACAAAGTGCGCCAGATCACGATCAACAAAAACCCCTTTTTCGACTACACCGCAGGGCTGCTGCAGTCGGAGCAGCTCAAATTCAAGTCCGGACCCTATGACCTGCAGGTCTTGAACCATGTTCTTGATATGCGCAGGATCAGGGACCACAGATACTCTGACATGCGGTACAAATGGGTGAAATCGAAAAAAGGCGCGGACCACTTCTTTCATGCGATCAACTACGGGATTGCGGCATTTAAGCTCATAGACACCATCAATTCTACAGTTATCTTGCCCAGAGTCCTCCTCCATCGCATTAAAATGACCAATCAACTGTAACACTCCCGGCAACACATCAATAAAAATCACTGCATCGCTTGACTTTTTACCTGCTTTCCTCTACACTTATCTCAGGACGTACTAGAGTACTTGACTTTTACAGTACTTTAGACAGCAACTTCGGGAGAGAAAGAGACGACTACGTGGCTTTGAATAACCCTTTCAGCGGGATGCTGACGTCGATCAAGAAAGTAAAGACCAAAGGGCTGGCTCTTCCATCATATCTCCGTTCCGCAACGACCCGCAGTGGCGCCGACATCAGCAACACGACCCCTGATGTCACCAACATCGACCTCACTCAATATCGCAACCTCTCGACCAAGCTCGACGTCATCAAGTCGTTGTCGTATGCGTCACCGGATTGGTCGCAGGCGATCAATTCGTTGTTAAGATTTGCCATCACCGACGCCTACCAGATCGTCGCTTACACCTTCGACGGCAAGGTCGACGTCAACGCCACGAACTACACGCAAGCACTGGCTGCACGGTTTGACTGTCTCCCTCCTGACTACGACGGTTTCTACACACAGACAGACCTGAGGTCAACATCCGAGTCTTTACTTCGCCAACTTGTCACCTACGGAGCTATGTCGAGTGAACTGGTCCTCTCACAGGCCCGAGACGCCTCCCACATTCGGGCCATCTCCGTAAAAGATCTCAAGTTTGAGAATAAAGGCAACAGAGCGGTCCCGTATCTGCAGTTGAACACTGGTGGCGCCAACAATAAGCTGTCGCTCGACTCGCCGCTGTTCTTCTACACGTCGCTCGATCAGGATCTTGATGAGGCCTACCCGATATCCCCCATGACGTCGGCCGTACAGCCCGTGCTTGCTAACGAGGAGTTCAAAAATGACCTTCGCCGGGCGTTCCGCAAAGCAGCGCTGCCTCGAATCAAGGCCCTGATCAAGACCAAAGAATTCCAGGAATCTCTGCCGGCGGCCGTCCGTTACGACGAGACCAAGCTCAAGGCCTACATGGACAACTTGATCACGGATCTCGAAACCAAACTCAACGGCTTGAACCCTGAAGACGCCTTGGTCTTTTTCGACATCTTGGACATCGAGCACCATTCCGCCGGGAACATCAGCTTTCACGAGAATGTGAAAGAGTACGGGAACCTCATCAACGCCAACGTTGCTGCTGGCGTCAAGACCCTGCCCAGCGTCCTCGGCCGAGGTGAGTCTCAAAACGTGGCTTCAACGGAATCAATGCTGTACCTGCGCTATGTCGAGGGCATGCAGGAAAAACTGAACACCCATTACTCAAAAAAATTCACCCTGGCAGCTCGTCTCTCCGGGTTTGACGTCTACTGCAACTTCAAATATGCGGACCCGGAACTTCGGCCGAAGTCGGAACTGGCCACGTTCGAGTCCATGAAACAAAGCACGGTCCTGGAGCGGCTCAGTCTCGGGTTCGTTTCTGACGAAGAAGCTTCGGTTCAACTCACTGGCCGGCTGCCATCAGGGGAGTTTACGCCACTGTCGGGGACCGGGTTCTTCGAGGCGAAAGCGCCGGTGGAAAACCCCTACTCCAACACCTCCGTCTCCGGTGAGGGCGTGACCGCGACCAAAAACCAAAAAGACACCAAATCGACCGCACCCACCGGCACCAAGCGCACCGGCGGGCAGCAGGGGAGATAGCATGAACAAAAACCACTTACGCCGCAAGATCTGCCTGATTTCGGAAGGTTCGGAACAGGAACTGCTCAGCCTAGAGAACCGGATCTTCGAGTTGCAAGGGGACAGTGGGGCCCTTGCGGCGTACTCTCTTCAGCAAGATGAGGCCGAGGAGAAGAAAGAACGGCCCTATCAAGTCCACGAGGGGGTCGCGATCATCGAGATGAAGGGGCCGCTCGTCGCCAGGACGACCTGGATGTCGCGGTTCATGGGGGCCATGTCCTACGAAGACCTCCGCGCCCAGTTCGTTGAAGCGGTCATGGACGAGGAAGTGCAGAGCATCCTTATCGACGCCGACACCCCGGGCGGGCAAGTGAATGGGCTCGGAGAATTGTCCGGGCTCTTAGACAAGATCAAAGGCATCAAGCCCATCGACACCTACGTCGCTGGCGGACTTCTGTCCGCGGGTTACTGGGTGGGGGTGACGGCTCGGAAAATCTACGCATCCGAGACAGCTTTCGTCGGCTCGATCGGCGTCGTGATCACCCACGCGTCCTATGAAAAAGCCTACGAAGGAGAAGGGATCAAGATCACCAAGATCAAGTCTGGTGAGAAGAAGCAAGTAGGCTCTTCCGAGAAAGACCTCTCTGCCGAGGACAAAGCATACCTGCAGGCCCAGGTCGACGACTTGTTTGGCTTGTTCAAGAAACATGTGCTCGCACATCGGGCACAGGTCAATCCCGACACCTTTGACGGGTCGGAGTTTGTAGCGGATAAAGCCTTGGCAATGGGGCTTGTGGATAGAGTTATGACGTTTGACGACGTCCTGGCTCATATTGTTACTCAACGTGAATCCAATGGAGGTTCAACTATTATGAAGAAAGGTTTTACAGCAGAACAGGTAGCGGCGGCAGCAGCCTCCGGTGCCAAGCTGGAGGATCTCGAGCTTGCCGGCGGAGGAGCGGATCCCGACGCCGAGGCTCTGGCTGCCAAGGAGAAGGCTGAAGCCGACGCCAAGGTCGCTGCTGACGCTGAGGCCAAAGCTAAGGCCGATGCTGAGGCCGCGGCAGCCGCTGCAGGCACTGAGGCTCCACCGGCAAAGGCTGAGGGTGAGACAGTATCTGCCTATCTCGAGTCCCAGCTCGCGAAGTCGGCCGACAAGATCGCTGATCTGACGGTCGAAAACAAGGAACTCAAAGCCAAACAGGCCCGGACTGAAGAGGTCCTGCCCAAGCTGAAGACCATCGTGTCCGAAGCCATCAATCGGATGCACGTCGCCCTGGGCATGACCAGGACTGATATGGCAGCCATGGATGAGGGCGCCCTGATCAAGCAGTATGAAGCGACTTGCGAGCAGTTCAGCAAGACGTTCAAGACCGGGGGCCTGACCGCAGGTGCGGATATGCCAGACACCGAGAAGAACAAGGCGAAGATCACCAACATCGACGAAGCTCGCTGCAAGTCGGTTGGTTTGTAAATAAAACACGAAATTTCCAGGAGGAATTGAATCATGTCAAAGTTTACTTTCAAGGCAATGGTCGCTGAAGGCGACCTGACAACCGCCAAACTCGGAACCGGCACTGTGGCGGCTTCCGGCGACCTCAACGGTAACGACATCGGCAAGCCGGTCAAGCTGACCGCGGCCGACACCTACGGCCTGTGCTCCAATGGTGACCAGATCGACGGTTTCCTGTATTCCGTGGAGTCCTACACCGCTGATGGCTATGCTGTCGGCACCGTACAGCTGAGCGGCCGGCGCCGGGTGGAGCTGGGCGGCAACAGCGCCGTCGGCACCCTCGTGCAGTCTGGCACCAACGCGGCGCGGACCGTGGCGCCGACCAATGGCCTGGGCGTTGTCGTCGAGCACACCCATGTGACAGCGACCCGCAAACTGTGGCGTGTAATCTCCGGGACTGGCCTGTCCGGCGACACTACCTGCATCATCGAGAAACAGTAACTCATCGAGCCTATTGGAGGGCAAACAAAAATGGATAAGACAAAGGTATATTTCACCGATGCAGCAGGGCTTCGCCAGGAGGCGTCTTTTGGTCCCAGCCTGTACCGGGCCGCCATGGACAAGAACATGACGGTTCGGCAGTACATCAACAGCGAATTCCCGACCGCGGCCGACGCCAAGCACGACACCTTCGTGCAGATGTGCGCCTCGGCGGGCCTGCAGTTTAAGCAGGACAAGACCCTGGGCGTCAACAGCGCCCCGCTGCGGGTTATTCTTGACGGCCCGGTCAGCCCTGATGCCGCCGGCATCACCGGCAACACCAACCCGGTTCAGTCCCGCATCCTGTTCCCGGCAGCGATCCTCGAGTACATCGAGAACGCGATGGCCGTCGACCGCACCTCGGTCATCTCGGCCTTTGACCAGACTGTGGCCCTGACCACCACCGTGCCCAATGCCCGCATCGAGCGCCCGGTGATCAGCTATGCTGGTAAAGACGGCCCGCAGGACTCCCGTTCCCAGGTCATCTCTCAGTTGACCAAGCCGCCGGCGATGTTGTCCATCACCGCGTCCGAGGTCACCAAGAAGATCCCGACCCGGTCGATCGGCCTTGAGGTCTCTGATGAGGCCCTGCAGTCGACCACCCTGGATCTGGTTGGGCTGGCCCTGCGCCGGCAGACGGAGGTAGAGGGCTATGCTATGGCCGGCGAGGCGCTCATCGATATGCTGAGCGGCGACGTTGACAACGGGCAGTCTGCCCTGTCTCAGGTAAAAGCTGACACGCTGGATTCTACCATCGTGGCGGCCGGGGCGCTGACTCAGTCTGCATGGGTGCAGTGGCTCTACACCAACCTGCAGTCCCGCCAGATCGACTGGGTCTTCACCGACCTGGCCGGCGCCCTGGCCATCGAGAACCGGACCGGCAAGCCGGTTATCACCGGGGATGATCCCAACAGTCCGCGGATCGACACCATCTTCAACATTGCCTTCCCGCAGTTGGTGAAGAATGTGAAGATGTTCATCGTGCCCTCTGACTGGGGTTGGACGGCCAACACCATCATGGGCATTCAGAGCGCCTACGCCATTCACAAGTTTGTGAATTCCTCGGCCGAGTATTCTGCCATGGAGCGATTCGCTCTGCGGAAGGGTCAGGGCCTGCGCTTTGACTTCGGCAATATGTACGAGCGTATGTTCGACGGCGCATTCTCCGTGCTGAGCTTGACGTTGACCTAAACTTACACCCCGAGAGCGGGCCCGACGTCGGGCCCGCCTTTCTCAAGGAGTCATTATGGCAAGGTTGAAAAAAGAAGACTCGGAAACCTCCGAAGCGGCCCCGGAGGAGAAGGTGGAGAAGGTCGAGAAGAAGGTCCGGCGCTTTGTCGGCAAAAGGTTCGCTTATTACCACCCCTTCCAGAACAAGGCCATCCCTTTGGGTGGCGACGGGGTTGTGTTGGAGATGGATAGCTGGCTGGACTGTCAGGTCAAGGCCGGCTATATCGTTGAAGTTTAGGTTGAGGGACTCCCTGTGAATATCACGACCTATACCAGCTATGCGGAAGTCAGGGCAGTTCTGGGCGTTTCTGCCTTGGAACTCACTGACACCCAGCTGGCTCTTGGTATTTATGGGGAGTTTCTTTATCAAGAACTGTCTTCGATCAGTGGCATCTTGGCGCCGGACACGGTGTCCAGAAACCTGATCGAGCAGTTTACTTTTCTCTCAGCAGTATCTTCCGTAAGCCCGAGCAGCAGCCCAAGCAGCAGTGTGAGCAACAGCCCGAGCAGTTCAGCAAGCCCAAGTGCTTCTGTTTCGGCGAGCCCGAGCGAGTCGAACAGCACCAGCCCGAGTGGCTCAGTCTCATCGAGTCCGAGTGCTTCTGCTTCAACTGCACCGGTTGCACAGCCGACGGCAAATCAAAGCCTGCTGCTGAGCTACATCAGGACCTTTGCCACCTATACAGTGGCGGCGAACGTCTCCGGGTCGATATCACTGCTGGCGCCGAAGACGATCTCCGACGGCAAGGCACTGACGACACGGTTCTCTTCCGAGCGTACTTTCGAGGCAGTAGTTGCTGATGTCAATTATCGAAAGTCCGATCTGAAGCGAAAGATCCAAGATTTGTTCGGAACTACGCTGGCAGACAAGTCCTATCTGGGTGTGGTTGCTCCGGCGATTGACGTTGTGACCAACGCGGCTTACGAGTAGGGTTGCCATGGACTTGCGAGACGCCGCCAAGTTCTTTGACAAAGAGATTTTCAAGGACTATTACAGCTCCTCGACGTTTTACGGGCAGGTTGGCCCGTTCGCTGAGAGCACCAGGTCAGGGCCGGCAACACCGCGGCGGGTCTTGTCGGTGGCGCCTGACGTTTCTATCCCGGCCCGGAAAGTGGTCAAGATGGTCAGTTCCGGCCGGAATTACATCGTCGGGATCCTCAACGAGGACTACTGGTTTAATGGGGTGATCCGGAAGAAGTATCCGATGATCCCAGTGGATACGCAGGTACGACTGGGCAATGTCGGAACGCACCTCGCCGGGTCCGGGTACTCATCAGACGTCTTCATGTTCCTGACATATGTCCGCCGGGTGCCACTGGAGGAGGAGTCCTCGCTGTTTTACGCCGGGTATGAGATCCACTTCTCGGCATATGAAACTGTTGCCAACGACAGCATCATCAAGTTTGGCAACGACTATTTCCGGGTAAAGGTGGCAGCGTCAATCGACGGCGCCGGCTTCGGGATGTGCGAGGCGGTGAAACTGGAGTCGCCGATGACGACGGTGACCTACACGAAGAAGGGCACGGTTTACGATCCGGCGACGGACACGCACGGATCAACAGTGCTCGCGGGGGTAGCAGCCTTCATCGAGCCGACGAGGTTCAACTTCCTGTTCACTTACCCGGCGTTTGAGAAGGTCGAGCCAGGCGACAAGACGGTCTCAGTGCTGAAGACAGCTGTGAACGCGGCTAAGGCTGGGGACACAGTTGATGCACGAAATGTTTTGGCAGTACGGGATGCTTCGACGTACTGGGTTCTTCACTGCAGGTAAGGGCTATGGCTGGAGTCTTTCTCACCATCAACACAGATTTTAACGCTCAGGTAAAGCGTGAGATCCGGGAAATGGAACTCAAGCTGGGCCGGGTCTTTTCTGGCATTGTTGAGGAGGCCTTTGTCAATCTTGTGCTGGAGACGCCGCAGTATTCAGGAACGATGGCGGCATCGTGGAATATGACAGTGAACAGGGCCAGTTTCCGAGTTTCCGGAAATTTTCCTTTTCCGGAAAATCCCTATCAGAAGGGGGATCTGCCGGCAGTGATGGAAGCTCTGGGGAAGGCACAAGGGAAGTCAAAGTCGTTCAAAGACCGGTTCGAGGCCAAGGGCTGGACGATTGAAGTGGCCAATGGAGTTGACTACGCCTCGAATGTGAACGACGGAGACATCAAGCTCAGATCAGAGGTCGGGCACAGCCCGGGGTTTGTGGAGCAGTTTATGATGCGGGTGCAGGGCGCCGTGGCTTATTCTGATTCTGACTGGAACTACTATGCGAATACTGACTTTCTCGGGATAGGTGCAGCATGACGTTTGAAGAGTTGAGAGAGACGATTATGGCGGCCTTCCAAGCTGCGCACGATACGTCGTACCCGACGACTCTAGTGGACTATCCGAACCGGCCCAAGGTCGACGTCGAGACTCAGGTTAATCCTTGGGTCAGGGTCGAGCTGGCGATCAATAACCAGAAGCAGTTGTGCCTGGGCAGTGATTTCACCCGGGTGAGCGGGTGGTTGTATATTGTGACGAATGTTCAAACTGGGGAGGGCACGAGGTGGCAGACCCAGTATACGGATTTTTTAGACACCAATTTCTCGCTGAAGACGATCAATGAGATCCTTTTCAGGGAGCTTGTCCCATTGCCAGGGGTGAGTTATCCGGCTTGGCACACGGTTCGGAATGTGCTGCCATTTACTTTTGAAAAATATTAACGGAGGATCTTAAACATGCCTGCTTCTGCAAGTGCTGCTCAAGTACGATACCTTGAAGAAGTTGTCCGCGGGACAACTCCTTCCGGGAACCCTACTGAGATCAGGGTTACTGGTGAGTCCTTAAACCAGAGTGTCGAGTCTGCCGCCAGCCAGGAACTCCGTGATGACCGGATGACTCCTGACAGTATTTTGACTGGCGGTCAAGTTGGCGGAGCCCTGAACTTCGAGATGTCGTTTGAAACCTACGACACGTTCCTCGAAGCTCTGCTTGCCGGAACCTTTGCCACGATCGGGACCGACAGTACGGACCCGGTGGCGGATGCGACGTTCTCCTCAACGGATAACAGTCTGAACTCTGCCGGCAACAGTATTCCTTACACCTTGATTGCTCTGGGGCAGTGGGTTCGAGTAGCAAGTGCCAGGACCGCGGCGAACGTTGGTATTTATCGGGCGTCAACGACTGTCGCTGCTACTGGTGCGAAGCTGCGGTTTGACACCGCGGTCAAGACGGTGACGACTGATGCCGTAGCGCATATGGCGACTATCTCCTCGGCCCGGCTGAAGAATGGTGTAGCTGCCCTACGGACATTCTCGATGGAAAAAGAGTTCACTGATGTCAGCCAGCACTTTATGTTTACCGGGTGTGGTGTTGAGTCAGCCAGCCTTGACTTCTCGACGGGGTCGATGCTGACCGGGTCGTTCAACTTCCTGGGACAAAGTTGTACCCGGGCGACCGCTACTCAGTTCCCCTCGGGGCTGGGTTCGGTAGTTGCAGCGACGACTTCACCGGTTATGAACTCTGTACAGGGGACCACGGTTCTTCTGGACGGGGCATCGCTGGGTGAGAGCTGTGCTGAGTCGTTTTCTCTGAATATCGGGACAGGGCTTCGCGGCATCCGATGTTTGGGCAGTGGCCTGGGGTTCTCAGCCCTTGTTCTGGGTACCTTTGAGATCACGGCCAACCTTAACATTTTCTTCGGGGCGGCGTCTTCGGCTGCGGTTTATGACAAGATGATCCTGAATCAGCCGCTGTCGTTCGCGATCGCGGTCTCTGATGCTAACGGTAAGGGGTATGGGTTCAACCTGGATCGGGCGAAACTGTCCAGCTGCGAAATCGTGGCCGGTGGGATCAATACCGACGTCATCATGAACCTGGGCCTGACGGCAACGATCGACACGGTTTCCAACGCGATGATCAGTATTGATCGTTTTGGTGACACCGGGCCGAGCGGGGCTGCCAGTGCGAGCCCGAGTTCTTCTAACTCTTCGAGCCCGACGACAAGCCCAAGTTCGAGTGTGTCGGCTTCACCTTCATCCAGCCCGAGCGCTTCTTAAAGTACTCAGGTTTTCAAAGCTCAACAAAAAGCAGGAGGCCTCAGGCCTCCTGCTTTTTTTCTTGTTCCAGAACCCTGCCAAACAGGTCGTGTCCTTCGATCAACCGTTGAAGTACTGCTGAGTTGTTCAACCCGGTCTTGTTACAGATCAGCGCGAGCTTTTTCTGATGAAAAGGTGTGAGGGTTATCTGCACTATTTTGTTATCTTTCTTAATCGCCACGCTTGACCTCTCTAGTAAAAGTTAATGACTCAATGACTTCTTTATATACGATTCCACTTGATATTGCAAGTTGCATCTGATATCTTTAGAGTAACTTTAACCCCTCTATAGGAGATTGCAGTTATGCTCGACATCGACAAGGTATTCGGTTTTGACGAAAAGATGGCCAAAGACGGCGTGAAGATGATCCTCGACATCAAAGGGGAGCAGTTCTTTCTCGTGCGCCGAACCCCTAACCCGGACTACGAGCGACAGCTGGGCCAGGAGTATCGCCGGTATGAGAAGGTCCTTAAGCTGAAGACCCCTGAGTCGGAGGAGCTGTCTCAGAAGCTGATGGCAGAAGTCTTGGCCAAGACCGTGCTGATTGGCTGGGGTGGAATCTCGGTCAAGGGCAAGAAGCTGGAGTTCACTGTCGAGAATGCCACCAAGCTCCTGCTTGACTACCCAGCGCTGCGGACGTCAATTATTGACTTCGCTCAAGAGGCCAGCAATTTCCGGCCCACGGACGACCCGGCTGAAATAAAAAAGCCTTAATTCCTTACATCGACTGGTCGGTCGAGTGGGGTGAACACATAGCGGTGCTTGAGAGTGCTGCCAAATCTGGCAACATTCCTCAAGCACTTCGAAATCGTCCAACAGTGGAGTGGTGGCACATTTCACTGGTACATGACTTTTCAAGGCTTCACCAATCAAGAACATATGGCATGTCTGGGGCTAATCCCCTTGACTTGCCTTCTATTATTGCCTACAATGAAGCAGTCAGTAAAGAACCAATGGAGTTCTTTATCGACATCATGCAGGAGTTGGATAGCACTTTTCTGAAAGCTGAGAGAAAAAAGGCCGAAAGAAAAGGTAAAGCGAAAAAAGTAACTAACTCTTCCAGTACCAAGGGCCGGAAATCGGGGCGGTAATTAAGTGCGAAGAGCTCACAAAATAAAGTTAAAGCCAAACAATAAGCAAGCCACTTTCTTTAAGAAAGCCTGTGGTGTCCGACGTCTGGCTTTTAACTGGGGTCTGGCGGAGTGGAAAAGACAATACGAAGCTGGGGAGAAGCCCTCTACCTCTGGAATCAGAAAACAGTTCAACGCTTTGAAGAGGTCAGATTTCCTGTTTGCTTATGAGACTCCTGCAGGAGTAACTGCCCAAGCGTTTTCTGATCTTGACACTGCCTTTAAGAACTTTTTCAGAAAGACGTCAAGGTACCCAAGATTCAAAAAGAAAGATCAACGAGATGCTTTTCGATTAGATAACCAAAAATTTAAGCTTGATGGTAAAAGTATCAGGATACCAAAGTTGGGCTGGGTAAGAATGCAGGAGTCTCTCAGACTCTCAGGTAAGCTCTTATCAGCAACGGTGAGTAAAGAAGCAACAGGTTGGTTTGTATCTATCTTGGTAGAGATTCCAGACGGTTCTGAATGCAGCGATAGCCAAGTGTATTCAGCCGTTGGCGTTGATCTCGGGATAGATAAATTGGCAGTGCTCTCTAACGGGAGAATTTTTGAGAATCCCAAGACGACAAAGAAATATGAAAAGAGACTTCGACGGCTCAATAAATCCCTGGCCAGGAAAAAGAAAGGTAGCAATAATCGAGAGAAAGCAAAAAAGAAGCTGGGCCTTTTGCATTCTAGAATCAGAAACGTCAGGAAAGACGTTTTGCATAAGTTGACGTCATACCTTGCTGATAACTATTCAGACATATGTATAGAGGATCTGAATACATCAGGAATGGCGAAGAACCGACGTCTTGCAAAGAGTGTTCAAGACGCCTCTTTTTCTGAAATTAGAAGGCAACTTGTTTATAAATCTATCAGAGTTCACGTCGTGGGGAGGTTCTTCCCAAGCACAAAGCTCTGTATGAGTTGTGGTCAGTTGCATGACATGCCGTTAAATAAGAGAACTTTCCAGTGCTCTTGTAATGGTGTCTCTATTGATAGAGACCTTCACGCAGCTCAAAATATACTACGGGCGGGTTGCCCGAACGTCAAGCCTGTGGAGAGAGAAGCTCTGGTTCTTAGGCAATTGCCCGGGAACGAAACTATTTTCTGGGAAGCAGGAAATCAACCAGAGTCTCTGACTCTAGGAGTTTGATATGTCGGGTCAAATCCATGTTGGCGTCAGCGTTTCCCAACAGGGCCTGCAAGATATTGACAAACTCGTCAGTAAGCTCCAGAAAACCGGAGAGATCACTGAGAAGACCGCAGCGAGTTTTAAGACCAGCACCAAAGGGATATCAGAGTTTCTCGGGCAAGTAAAAGCTGCCCAGACCAGCCTCACTCAGATGGCTGAGGCTTACAATAAAGGTGGTCTAGCGCTGCGTGAGTTCAACGCAGGGCTCAAGGCATCTACTGCTCAGACGATCACTGACCGGAAAGCTGTTCAGGATTTGGTTACTACCTACCAGCTATGGGGCGGGACGTTTGACACGCTCTACTCAAAACAATACCGAAAAATCGTCACATCAAAAGCTGAACAGGCTGTAACAAGCAGCCTTCTTGGGATCCACCAGAAGATCATTGCTACCAAAGCCCAAGAGATTGCTCTCACGGACTCGGCGACGATTGCTATGGGGAAAGCTCTGGCAGTTACCCAGGCTGATCTGGCGATCAAGAAAGCCCATCTTCTGGTAGACGAAGCCTACTCAAAACAGATGATGGTCAACGCTGTGTTGAGGTCCGGGGAGACTCTGGCTATAAAGCAGCAGGCGCTGGCATACGCAGGCATCCCGCCGATCAAGATGGCAGTGGCTGCTGCGACCGAGGCTGAGGCGATGGCGGCGAATGCGAGTGCCGGCGCCAATATGAAGTCAGCAGCAGCGACGACGGCAGCGGGCCGGGCAGCATCAGGGGCTTCCGGGGCATTCACAACATATGGCTCAGCCGTCCGTGGTGCCGCCGGGGCCATGGGTATGCTTTGGTTTGCCTATGGCCAGTTGCTGCCGATGATGGCAGCTTTCGCAGGGGTCCGGGTGGCGAAAGAAGCAATGAGTCTGGGTGTAGCCTTCGAGTACACCACAAAGTCTATCCAGTCGCTGTCAAAGGATGTTGAGGGGGCTGCAATGCCCCTGGAGAAGATTCAGCAACAGCTGATGGCGATGGAGGGTCTTCGCCACACCCCGACGGAACTTGCTGCCGGGATGAGGGAATTTGCCAAGGCGGGTATCGGGCCTGCTGATGCTCTCCGGGATCTGGCAACGATGAGCAAGTTTGCGACGATTGCCGAGATGGATCTGGGGGAAGCGATCAAAGATATCATCGGCTTGACTCTGGCGTTTCAGCCAACAATGGAGGCTGCCACTGGTGAGATGTTCACCTTTGCTGACGCGGCAAATATGGTTGCTGCTGCGGCGATGCTTTCTATCACTGATGTCAAAGAGATGAGCAGCGCCTTCTCCCATGCGGCGGAGCTTGGGATTGTTTCCAAGATGCGGTTTGAAGAAGTCGCAGCGTCTCTCGCAATAATGGCGAATGCTGGGATCAGAGGGACAAAGGCTGCGACGTCACTCAGAACTGGCATGCTGAAGCTTCAGACAGCTGGGGATCCTGTTCATAAAATGTTTGCAGAACTCGGTCGGAAGTTCAACGCTTTCAATGAAGACGGGAGCGTTAAAAATGTCATCGAGACGTTTGAAGAGCTTAACCGGGCGTTGATTGGGGTCACTGACGAAAAGCGGATCGCAGTATTTACCAAACTGTTTACTGCTCGGTCAATGAAGGCCGGGGCGGTTCTCTCACAACAGGTGAAAGAGCTTGATGCTTTTATTAAGAAACTTGAAGAAGCCGCCGAAGGCATGGGCTTTATTGAAGAGAAATATCAGGATCTGGCTAGTACCGTTGGAGCTGAGTTGGACTATCTCAGAGTGGAGGTGGAAAAGCAGCTCTTGGGGATGGTCAATACTGACTGGCTGGCTGAGATGGTTTCTGGGTTGCGAGAGTTTGTCCATAGTGCAGCCCCGGAGGTGCGAGATGCCTTGGGGGGGATTAAGGATACTCTGGAGATTCTGTATACCAGTGCTAAAACTTTTCAGGATCTGGGTGGCCCCTCGATGGGAGAGTGGGGTCTAATTGGGTATGCCTTGTTACGCGGGGGGCCCCAGGCCGCTGCGGTAGTGGCAGCACTTTCTGTTATAAACGAGGCACTGGCAGAGTTTGGGCTGAATATTGGGGCTCTGGGGCCAAAGGCTGTGAGTCTTAATGAAACGCTGACCCATCTGTGGGAAGGGTTGTCTGGTCAGCGAGATATGGACACGGGCCAGTGGAGCTTTCTGGTTGATGTTCCTTCACACGAAGAACTCTCTTGGGGGGTGGCTGCTTATGCTGATTCAATCTATGAGTTGGCGAATCAGACAAAAATTGGTGTAAATTCTGCAGTGTCTTCTCATCAGACTTTCTTGCAATCGCTCGATGAGCTTTCAAGAGGACTGGCAGCTTTTTATGGTTCCGGGTTGACTGCCGGCGGAATCGGAGATGCCTTGTCTTCAGACGAGCAAGCGATGCTTGATAGGCTTTTGCCTTTGCAGAAAGCACAGAAAGATTTTGCTCAGGGGCTCATAGAGTTAGATGTCTTGGCTAAAAAGACCGGGATGTCTACGACTGACTACAATATTGCATTGGAGAATCTGAAAAAATCCACCACAGAATCTACAAAATTTACAAAAGAGTCTACAAAAGCTTTTAAAGACCATAGCAATGAGATTCAGAATACTATTGATAAATATCTGCCGCTAAAAAAAGAGGTGGAAGAAACCGACAAAGCTGAAAGAATCTTAATCCAAGCGCAGAAAGATGGTAAGATCACTGCTGATGAACTTGTTGTAGCTCTTGACAATCTTACTAAGTCTACTACAGCTTATAAGGATAAATCCAAGGAGGCTGCTGAGCAAGTCAAGCAGATTAAGAAAAACCTTGAAGAATGGGAGAAACAGCAAAAGGCTGCAGCAGATTTAGCAAGTAAGCGGTCTAAAGCTTATCAAGACATCTATAAAGAATTAGCAGACTCTTCAGCAAAAATGTCTTGGGAGAGCTACCAGGCTCAACGTCAGGCGATCGATGAAGGTCTGGCAGACTATGAGTCAATGCAAGTCAATGAGGATCTTCTTCGGGAACTCCGGAAAAAACGCGAAGAGGAACTGTATATTAAGTGGGCCCGGAGTGCCGGAGGGTTTTTTGATGGGTTTGCCGCGGGGGCGCTTGAGGCAGCAAATACTCTGAACGGTCTGGGTGAAGTTGGGTATAAGGTTTTCAACGAACTTACGGAGACCTTTCAAGGTACGTTCGTCGCCGCGATCAAAGGTGACTTCGAGAGTATTGGTGACCTCTGGGATAGCCTCCTCGACCGGATGTTGGACCTTTTCATCAATTGGATCGCCAGCCTGCTTGCTCGTTGGGCCATGGGAGCATTGGGCAGTGCAATCTTAGGTGGGCTCGGGGGCGGGTGGAGTGGTGCACTCAGTGGGCTTGCAGGAGCTTTTGGCGGTGGAGGCGGCGGTGGTGGCGCCGGGAGTTATTTGGGCGCAGCAGCCTCAATCGGTTCGACTGGCTATCAGATGTACACCGGTGAGTCAGCACTTGCCGCGGCAGCAAAGTGGGCGGCAGCAAAGGCTGGGATTACCCAGGCAGCTCCAGCGGCCCAAGGGGCCGCTGAGGGTTTGGGTATTTACCAAGGGAGTTCCATAGGGGCTGGGGCTGGCGGCGGACTCGGGACATATGGGGCGAGCCAAGGCACATATGGAGTGCTGTCTTCACAGGCAGGAGCTTCCCCAGGAACCTATGGTGTACTGGCTTCTGATGCTGCGCCAGCGGCACCTTCTGGGGCCGGGGCAGGATTTTCTGGCCTCTCCAGCGCGGCCGGAATGGCAGCCATAGCTGTCACCGCGGCCGTAATGTTTGTCGGTCATTTGATCGAGAAGCAGAAGCCGCACGAAGCAGACGCATACAATGCCATGGGACTGCGCCCAGCCGACTTTGCCAGCTTGATAGGCGAGGGATTCAAGCGGGTAGTCCTCCCAGTTCTCGGCGAGTCCAACGCGAAGTGGGATGTGGCAACATCCACGATGCTCTTGGCACAAGGCCCTGAGTCGTTCAAAGCTCAGAGAGATCGGGGCCGTTCGGACCTTGAGGAGTTTCCTAATCCGGCAGCAACAGGCATCTCAGGTATGACTTGGAATGCGAGCGCAACAACTTGGGAGCGTACTGGTAATTTCGAAGCTGAGAAGATCCTGCGTGGGGAGGGGCTGTTTCAGATGTTGGGGCACGAGAGTGCGCCGAAGACCATTGAGGAATATGCTGCAGCGCTGGAGCGGGCCGGGGTTGCTCTAGACGCATCAACTGTCCAAGACCTTTGGGAGTGGGGCCAAGCGACCAGAATCAACAGCGAGATTATCAAAGATGCCCAAGCCAGTCTGGCTGCCCATGGGGGAGATCTCAAAAAGGCTCTGGACCTCGTGGAGTGGTCAATGCTTGATCTCGGCGGCTCCGCTGCTGAGGCTGAGAAATATTTGTCTAACTTGGGTTACACCCAAAAGGAGACTACAGAGCTAATTCAAGGTTTGGACAGAACTCTGACCAAAGGCCGGGCAGGTCTTGGGTCGATGTCTGATATGATCATAAGGGCGCTGTTTGAGCAAGGCCAAATCTCAGAGGTGACAGCCCTTGCGATGCTTCGCCAAAACAGAGCAACACAGCTGCTGGAAGAAAGTAGCCTCATGGCCGGAACAAATATTACAATGGCTTCTGTGGGGCTTGGCCAACTTGGCAGCGAGGCAAGTCAGTTGTTGGGGACATCCTCGGTGGTGAGCAGCTCATTAGGCGCGGCCGGGGACCAATTCCAAGATTTTGCCGACACAGTGGTCAGCGGCATAGGGCACATAAGATACAGCGCAGAAAGCCTTTTTGATCTTGCTGCTCCCACTGAGGCACCACCTGAAGCTGGGATGAAGAACGGTGGCATCATCGGTTATGCCAGTGGGGGCCTGCTCCGCGGTGGCTCCATGGTCAGGGATGATCTTTATCTTGGAACTGTCAATGGGGTGGCTCAAGTAGCCCAAGGTGGAGAGTACATCATGCCCCAGGACCAAACAAAGAAGCATTTGAGGCTCTTGGAGAACATCCGGGCGGACCGCTACGCTGACGGCGGGCCGACGCGGCTGCCGGCGCCGGGCACGACCCCGAGGCCAGGGGCAGGGGATCTTCTGAGCGATGTTCGCCACTCAAGGACTCCCGATGACTTGAAATCTCTGCAGGATATGATGCGAGATATATCCAGATCTATGTCGCTGATGGCTGGGACTGATTTGGATAAGGCTTTGCTTGAGCTTTACTATCAGTTTGAAGATCAGATCAAGGAAGCCAAGGCGTTGGGGGCCTCTGAGGTTGACCTGAACCAGATCCGTCAGTTGCAGGTGGCAGAGGCTGCCGAGCTTATCAAAGCCAATAAGGAAGCGCAGTCAGACTTCATGACTGGCATTCAGGATCAGATTGATGACTTTGGGTTGTCTGATTTGGAGAGTGCTCTTAGAGAAACTCGGCGTGAACGGGATGAACAGATCAAGCAGGCCAAAGAATTAGGGCTTGGCGAAGAGGCACTAATCAAGATCCGGGAACTGCAGAAGCTCAAAGCAATGGAGTTGCGGGATGCCCAAGCAAAAGCCCTTGGTGACTTCATGCTGGATGTCACTGATCAGATGGCGATGCTGGGGATGAGCGAGACCGATAAAGCGCTGTTCCAGCTGAATCGCGAGATGGAAGATATGATCGAGAGCGCCAAGGAGCTTGGCGCCTCTGAGTCGGACTTGGCCAAGATCCGGGAACTCTACGGGATGAAGGCCGCCGAGGCGATGAACCAAGGGCTCAAGGAGGCCGTCACGGCAATGGGCTCATTCCGGGATTCGATGCTGAGCCTTGGTGATGCCTCAGTGCGGTCGGCCGGTGCCCAGCAGGAGTTGTTCAACATTTTAGGGCAGGCCCGGAAAGGCGATTTCAGTGGGGTTGAGGCAATCGGCGACGTCTTGAAAGACATCTCGATCGACAAGTCGAAATATGCTACGGCCGCGGATTATGCCCGTGATTATTGGAAGACTATCGGAGCGGTCAACGAACTTGAGCGGTTGACTACAGGGCGGATGGAGGCCAACGAGCAGTCTGTTCCGGTGATCTCAGTTCGAGACATTGCTGAGTCTGATAGGAAGAGCACCGCGGCGATGGTCGCGGAGCTGCAAGAACTTCGTGGGTCGATTGTTGAGGGCAACGTTCAGAATATCAAAACCAATCTGAAGACGGCTCGGCTGATTGAGCGTTGGGAGGCGATTGGTATGCCTATCACGAGGACTGCGTAATGAAGCTTCTCAAGCCCGTTCCAGTTACTGATGCTTCTTTGTATGGCTGTTCTGTGGCGGAGCCAACCGCGACAGAGTGGGCGACGCTGGCGACAGGTTTTGAAGCCTGGGCTGTCGCCCATACCTATGCCTCCGGGGATAAGGTTTTTGTTGCCAGCACTCACCGGCTTTACGAGTCTCTTCAGAGTGCCAACACTGGCAATGACCCGACGTTGACGGCGAGTGCTGCCTGGTGGTTGGATCTGGGTGCGACGAATCGCTGGAAGCAGTTTGATCAATCGGTCGGGTCAGTGACCTCTGCTGATGATTTTCTGATCGTGATGGTGAAGCTGACGGATGCTGATTTTGTGGACTCTCTGGCATTGCTGGATATTGTCGCCAATCATGTAGTTGTTGAGTTGCTGGATGATGCTGTTTACGGGACGATGAGCCCGAGCAGCTCTCCTTCGGCAACGGCGAGCCCATCCGGAGCAGCGAGCCTGAGTTCTTCTGTTTCGTCAAGCCCGACGACTTCAGCTTCGTCGAGCACGAGCAGCAGCCCGAGTGGGTCAGCTTCAAGCAGCCCGAGCAGCAGCCCGTCTTCGAGCCCAACGACAAGCCCTTCTTCAAGCCCGAGCAGCAGCCCGAGCGCTTCAGTATCAGGAAGCCCGACGACGAGCCCTAGCGCTTCAGTATCAGGAAGCCCAACAACCAGCGCCTCAGCCAGCATTTCGTCAAGCCCCAGCGCTTCAGCTTCCAGCAGTTTGAGTGCCTCGACCAGCCCTTCTGGTGGGGCGAGTGTCAGCCCGTCCGGAGGCGCCAGCGCCAGTTCTAGCCTTTCTGACAGCCCCTCGGCGTCGCCGAGTGTTAGTGGGGCCAACTATTTGACGGACGGCTCTGGCAACTATTTGACGGACGGCGCCGGCAACAGGTTGAAAGATGGTGGGGCCGCCGGCGGGGGGGCTTCAACTTCACCCTCAGCGAGTGTTTCCTCGAGTCCGACGACCAGCCCGAGTAGCAGCCCGAGTAGCAGCCCGACGACAAGCCCGAGCAGTTCTGTGAGCGCCAGTCCCAGTGCATCAGCGAGCGCCAGCCCTTACCCAGTGGGGGTGCTTTGGCATTATGAGACTGATTTGATCTCTGCTCCGGATGAGAATGATAACGATTGGTATCAGTATTTCTTCGCCTCACTAGAGAATCTGGAAGATTTCATCCTCCTTGATATGCCGACCTACACTAATGCAATACTTAAAGTTACCTTAACAGGAACAAGTGTGGAGGTAGGTACGTTTGCTTTTGGAAAATCTGTCTTTATTGGGGACACTCAATGGGGATTGCAATTAGGAATCACGGATTACTCAACAAAAGAGACTGACGAATTTGGAGTGACCTCTATTGTTGAGAGGGTCTTTGCAGACAGGATGGACTGTGATCTTTTCCTGGAGCACAGTTTGGTCAGAATGGTGAAGAAATTACTCGCCAGTGTCAGGGCCACACCTTGTATTTGGATGGGATCTGAGACCAGTACATTTTCCGAGTTAACAATTGTTTATGGATTCTACAAGAATTTTGATATAGTACTGCAAGATTACGGCGGGAGCATCTGCTCTCTCGAAGTCGAAGGTCTAACTTAAAGAGGCTCATCATGGCTATCTCAGCTCTTCCAGCGGCACCAAATAAAAATACTGACAGCGTCTCGACGTTCAATACAAAGGCAAATGCTTTTGTTGCAGCACTGTCGACGTTCAGGACTGAGGCAAATGCTCTTGAAACTAATGTCAATAGCAAAGAAACGCTGGCGACGGCGGCGGCTGTTACAGCCTCAGCAGCCTCAGCAACGGCGACGACAAAGGCTTCGGAAGCTCAAGCCAGTGCTGAGGCGGCAGTGAATGCTCCGGGCACCAGCGCGACGAGTACGACCAGCCTAACGATTGGCACCGGGTCAAAGTCGCTGACGATCCAGAATGGGAAGTCTCTGGTTGCCGGGATGAAGGTCATCATTGCCTCGACGGCAACGCCGACAACCTATATGTATGGGACGGTGACCTCTTACAATTCTGGCACAGGTGCCTTGGTTGTTACTTCCGAGGCATTCAGTGGCTCGGGGACACTCGCAGCATGGACGGTCTCCTTGACGGCGCCGGCGGTAGGTGTGGGCCTCGGGCAGACTTGGCAAGATATGTCGTTTTCCCGGGATTTCAACACTAACTATACGAACACAACGGGGCGTCCGATCGAGGTAGCTGTGTCGATTTATTCAGCTGATGAGAACCCTACTGCTGGAGGCTATCTATATGTTGATGGGGTACAAATTATGAAGATCCTTCAAGCGAGTACTCTGACTGTACACTCCTCTTGTATGTCGGCTGTAATTCCGGCTGGGTCAGTATATAGGGTTACGACTACAGGATCTGTGGCGCCTCTCTCGGGGACACTTTTGCCGTCAGGATGGGCCGAACTGAGATAACAATGAAATCTATAATAAATAGCCGGAGAACAGCTATGAAGAGACTTTTAATAACAGCAATCCTCTTGCTGCTAACTACAGGGCAGGCCCGAGCTGACTTTGACATCACGGCTTTGCCGGATCACACTGCGCCGGCGACGGCGAACGACGGGCTGGTGGTCTACAAATATGCCGCGGCTGAGGGCAGCCGAGTGCAAGAGGTCAAGGCCTCAGCCGACGCCGGGCAGTGTTTGTCCGGGACGTGGACCTGGGTGTCTTTCCAGCCGCTAGACTCAGCCCTTACCCAATTTGCAGGCCTGACGCTGTCTCGAGGCGATATTCTATTCTACAATGGGTCGACGATCATAAACCTGGGCCCGGGAACCGCGGGGCAGTTGCTGCAGACAAACGGGGTGGGGGCTGACCCGACGTGGACAAGTGCAATCGCACTCGATGTTTTTGGCCTGCCTAACGGTGTGAGTCCTACCGTGGATGAGGCCGGCGAGGCGGCTGTTGATACCACTTCTGACCAACTGGTCCTCTACGGCGGGGCGAAGCGAGTCATCTCCTACAAAAACGAGAAGCCGTTTACCCTAGAGTCTCCGGTTGCCGCGGATGACAATGTGCCGATTTGGCACCCCGGTCAGGCTATTACCATTACTGACGTTCACTGCGAAGTGGATGGGGGGACTTCGGTTGAATTGATTATCAGTGACGGCACCAATGCCCTGGAAACCATTACTTGTGATGATGACGGGGCTGACGATGACGGCACGATTGCTAATGGCACCTTCACCGCCAATGAGCGGATGGAGTTTGACATAGGTACAGTGGTTGGGACGAACACTTGGTTGTCTTGGACAATAACCTACAACATTACGGCTGACTGATGCGATGGCTATTGGCGGCAGTCCTGATACTGCTTATGGGGTTGGATGCACAGGCCGGCATTATTATGCGGCGGGCTGCTACTTGTGCTACTCCTGCTGATGCCTGCACTGGACAAGATGACAGTTGGATAGATATCGCTGCTGCATCTGCGAGAGTCTGGAATTCGAGTCTTTTTGTCGCTGATGCAACTGATACTATTTGCTCATTGACTGCACGACTGTCAGAAACAGGGACATTTCCTAACAATCTGATAGCTTGTATCTATACTGATGATGGAGTTAATGATTTTCCTTCAACAGAAGTTTCTTGTTCAACAAACACAGTAGGCACTGCAGAAATTCCGGCCTCAGTAGGTGATGTTTCCTTTACAGGTCTTTCAGCTGCAGTGACAAGTGGTACGAAATACCATGTGGTTATTCATTCCACTGGGGCAGCTGATGCTGCAAATTTTGTCTCATGGTACTATGAGAATGCTGACTGTTTGGCTGATGGGGAGAATACGGCTCGCTCCGCAGATGGGATTTCTTGGGTACTCATCTATGGAACTGCGGCACTTGAATTTCAGGGGTATAAATAATGATCCGTATATTCATTAGTTTCTTTCTGCTGGGACTGTTATTCCCAGGTCAGCTGTGGGCCGCCTGCGGCGGAGCGTCTCCTACGTGGACAGCGGCGGATGCTTCGTTAACGGAAGTTAACCTTTGTATCGCCGGGGCCTCGGCAGGGGATACGATCAATGTTCCGGCTGGTTCTGCCAACTGGTCAGGTGCTCCTTCAACAATTTCAGGACTACGATTAGTGGGTGCTGGGAAAAATGGGAGCGGAACTACTATTACTGCTACGGGTGCAGTGACTGTTGATATTAATGGGCATGCTACTAAAGAAACGCGACTAGAAGGGTTCCGGTTTGTTTATTCTAATACAAGCAACACTGTTAAGCTAGATGTAGATAGTGATATTTCATATGAACCTGTCGTCATTTATAATGTTTATATATCATATACTGGTGGTGGGGATCACAGTACCTCTGGTGTTGTTAATATTAACTGTGCCTATGGGGTTATGAGTAATGTTGACCTCATTAATTTCTCGGGTGAAATAGTTTATGTTAACTGTACTAATGAAGATCCGTGGGACGTTAGCCCTGGGCCAGTAGATTTTGGTACTGCTGACTTCTTTTTTATTGAAGACTCCACATGGTATAGTAGTTCTGTCCCAGCATCACAACATGCAATTATGACTGATGACTCGGGGAAAACAGTTGCTCGTTATAACAGTATAGATGGTCCACTGAATATAGACTCACATGGCTGGTGTAATGCTTCAGCAGGCAGTTATGGGGCTAGAGCCACTGAAATCTATGGCAATACTTGGACGGGGGTGTCCGGAAAATCAAACACAATAAATTTTCGTGGAGGCCCAGGGTATATATGGGGCAACTCTGTCACAGGCGGAGACCCAAACAGGTTCATCACGTTCACAGAATACAGACTGCATTATGATACGTCCCTATGTGCATACCGGGGGTGCCCGGGGGTTTATCCTGCCGGGCAGCAGATTGGGTGGGATCTTTCAGCAGCTGGCACTTTTGATGTTGATGCTGACTATGAGTTACGACCTATCTATATGTGGAATAACGCTGCTGATGGGGTGTTAAGTTACAGATATATCACTCCAGGGGTAGGCGAGTGCCCCACAGGTCTGGGTGGCGGAACTGCAGCAAATGTGCAGGTAGGTCGTGAAATTTTTGATTCCGAAGATGGTATGGTTGCCAGCGGACTGAGTTCTGCAAAGCCGGGAACTTGCACAGACAATTATGGATATTGGGCCACAGATACACAGAAACTATATTCTTGTCTATCCAATGTTTGGACAGAAATATATTCTCCCTACACATACCCACATCCGTTAACGCAACCTGGCCCTGTGCGTTCTGCAGGATCTCCTTCATCAAGCTTATCTTACTCAACAACAACAACGCTATCACTCTATACGTCAACCAATGCTACTTGTAAATATGGTACAATTGCAGAAACAGCTTATGCTTCGATTGCGAACACTTTCACTACCGCAGATGGTTATTCACATTCTCAATCCGGTGTAGCCGTATCTCCAGGCACGAATACTTTTTATGCAAGATGTACCGACGGGACTTACACAAACACAACTGATTATATTATTAGTTTTAGTATGTTGGCTCAGAGTTCAGCTCGCGTGGGGCTCAGCTCAACAGGGACAGGGAAGTTTGGCCCATCTGCAGCTGGCACTGGGAAGTTGATAATAGCAGCACCATAAAATAATGTCGAGAACCCCTTCAATAAGGGTGTGAAAAGCGGTATATAGAAACAGGGGCAATAACCCTACGTGTAGAAAGAAAACGTAATCACAGGAGGAGATAATGGAAACACCGTGCCCCTATCATTTGTTTGGTAATGTTCGAGGCAACAACTATGCCAGGATCGACCCATTGACGGGGCTCATGACGTTCAAAGGGTTGGCCCGGCCGTACATCGGGCTGTGGACCCCGCTGACAGCCATGGAACAGACCTCGGCGCCGGATTACGACGGGACCAATTTCGGGTTCCTGTTCCCGAACGGCAGCACTGCCGAGTTCCTGACAGCAAACATCGCTTTGGACCATGACTATGCTGCGGGTACCTCGCTCTATCCAAGGATCCTCTGGCATCAAGCTTCAGCGACGGCTCCGGTGTGGAAAATCTCATATCGCTGGCTGAACCCGGGTGAGCAGGTGGGGGCCTTCACGACGGCGACGGCTACAGGGCAGGAATATACCTACATCCAAGGGACGATCCAACAAATCTCCTACTTCCCTACAATCCCTGGCGCTGGCAAGAAGATGGGCAGTGTCCTGCAGGTCAAGATCTACCGCGACGACGCGGTACTGGGCGGGGATGCTCTGGCCATCGCCTTTGGGGTGTTCAAGCGAGTCGACAGTCTTGGTTCCCAGACGTTGACGTTGAAGAGTGTTCCGGGAGCAGCCGTGTCGTCTTCACCGAGTGCTAGTGCCAGTGCCAGTCCGAGCGCTTCACCATCAGCTTCAGCATCCTAAGGAGGGATAGACTATGAGCCAGGTTCTCATTGCGCCGACAACGGCCGCTGCGGAATACAAAATGAAGATTCCGCAAAACAGGTTCAACATGACGATCCAAGTCGACGCCAACATCGGTGCCGCGGAAGTCGTTGAGATCAAACAACTGGATACTGATCAGCAGTGGCGGGCGATTAAGCTTGGCGGGGCTGCCTTGGTCTTGTCGGCGAGCAACACGCAGGTGAGCTTCACGGCAACAAATCTGATCAAGCTGGTGAAGTCGACCACTGTCAATGCTATTGGGGTTCAGCTTCTGTCTGACCTCGGCTTTGGCGATAACGAAGCTTCTGACAGCCCGAGCGCTTCGGCTTCGTCGAGCCCGACTACCTCACCGTCGTCCTCAGCTTCGTCCAGCGCTTCCTCTTCAGCTTCTTCGAGTCCGACGACCAGCGCTTCTTCGAGCGCTTCTTCGAGCCCGACGACAAGCCCGAGTAGCAGTGTTTCGTCCTCAGCTTCCTCGAGCCCAAGCTCCTCGGCTTCGGCGAGCGCCTCAGGCAGCCCGACGACCAGCCCGAGCACGTCAGCCTCGAGCAGCCCGACGACCAGTCCAAGCGCCTCGGCCTCAGCAACGGCAAGCCCGTCTGGGGCAGCGAGCTTGAGTTCTTCGTTGAGCAGCAGCCCAAGCGTTTCAGCTTCTGGCAGCCCGACGACCAGCCCGAGCACGTCAGCTTCTTCGAGCCCAACGACCAGCCCGAGCGCTTCCGCTTCTTCGAGCCCGAGTTCTTCGGCTTCGGCAAGCCTGAGCGGCAGCCCGACGACCAGCCCGAGCGCTTCCCCGTCAAGTTCACCGTCTTAACAGGGGGCATCTATGTTAAGCGTGGTTATCCCATCCCGCAATGAGCAGGGATATCTGGAAAAGACTATCGAGTCCCTCTTGGCCAACGCCGAGGGGGATATCGAGATTATCGTTGTGCTCGACGGCTGGCTCCCGGAGCGGCCGATCGAGTTCCCAGTGAGTGACAGACAGCAGATTCACTGGCTTCACAACCAAGAGCACCTTGGGCAGCGGCAAGCGATCAACCAGGCTGCCCGGGTTGCCAAGGGCAAATATATCATGAAGCTGGATGCGCACTGTGCCGTGTCAAAGGGCTTTGACTTGATCTTGGCCCGAGACTGTGAGTATGACATGACGATGATCCCCAGGATGTACAACCTGGACGTCGTGACGTGGCAGCCAAAGTGGCACAAGCGCACTGACTACATGTATATCGGGCTGGTTGAGGGCAACCTCCGGGCGCAGTATTACAAGAAGCAGCCCGACAACGACAAGATGATCGACGACACGATGTGTTGCATGGGGCCTGGGTTCTTCCTGCATCTGGACAGGTTCTGGGAACTTGGCGGCTGCATGGAAGAGCACGGTGGCTGGGGTCAGCAGGGTGTGGAAGAATCCGCGAAGGCGTGGCTTAGCGGCGGTCGGATGGTGGTCAACAAGCACTGCTGGTTTGCTCACTGGTTCCGCGGGGGTGGAGTGCCTGAAGGTCACAAGAAAGGCTTCCCGTATCACATGAGCCAGCATGCGGTCAATATCGCCCGAGCTTACAGCAATGACCTCTGGATGAACAATAAGTGGCCCAAGCAGACCAAGACCTTTCAGTGGCTGCTGGATAAATTCAACCCTCCAGGATGGAGCAAGGAAGATATGGCTATGGCAGGTAATCCAGCAGCATCGGCAGTGGCGCCGGCAGCCTCGCCGGCCCGGGCATTTTTCAACCATATGATGTCCGGAAACAAGATGCCCACATGGATGGGCTACCCGGTCATCAAATACCCCAACGACCTCATCTTGTATCAGCAGAAGCTCTTTGAAAAGCGGCCTGACGTCTTGGTCGAGGTCGGGACCCATAAAGGCGGCTCGGCCCTTTTTTTTGCCCAGATGATGGATCTCATAGGGCACGGGCAGGTGATCACTATCGACAAGTCGCATGACAAATATCCGCTGCCGCAGCATCCGCGGATCACTTACCTGACCGGGAGGTCGACGGCAACGGAGACGTTGACGCAACTGAAGGAGTTGGTCAACGGCAGCTCCGTTATGGTGGTGCTCGACGGCGATCATAGCCGGACGCAGGTGAAGCGGGAGTTGGTTCGTTATTCCGAGATCGTCACACCCGGGCAGTACCTTGTCGCCGAGGACACAGTGATGGGGGAGATGGGCATGCCGGATAACCCGGCAGAGGCTGTCGAGTGGTTTCTCAAACGGACTGATAAAATCCAGCGAGAGCGGCCTGAGGCCCAGTTCATGTTCTCCTGCAACGGTGGAGGCTGGCTGAAAAAATTATGAAGAGATCAGTTAGACGATTTGTCAAACAACAAGTAGACAGGTTGGCCGCGGCCGGCGACTGTTTGGAGATCGGATCTTACGACGTCAACGGCAATCTCAGGCAAATCCTTGCCCACACCAACTACACCGGTCTCGATATGCGGGAGGGGCCCAACGTCGACGTCGTCGCCAACAGCAACGACTTGCCCTTCCCGGATAATTTTTTCGACGTGGTCGTCTGTGTTGAAACATTCGAGCACGACAAGTTCTTTTGGAAGACTGTTACCCAGATCCGGCGAATCCTCCGGCCGGGCGGCGTAGTGATCTTGACGGCGCCGAGTATTGACTTCGGTATCCATGAGCATCCGAACGATTACTGGCGGTTTACTGAGGAAGGGCTCAAGTCTTTGATTGAGGACTGGTGCGGGGATATCGTCTCACACTACCATGACCGGGCGGCATTCGTCGCAGGGAGGAAGCTCTAGATGGACACTAGCATAATTTTTTACACAGACGGATCTCTGGATCCGTTTCTTTTTATCCGATGTCAGGAAAAACTCCTTGAGGCTGCCCAAGGTAAACGAATCATCTCTGTCTCTCAGCAGCCACTTGACTTCGGTGATAACATCTGTGTTGGCGACATTGGCCGGAGCCACCAATCATTGTTCACTCAAATCCTCACAGGTGCAAAAGCGGCGACCACGAAGTATGTGGCGCTGGCGGAACACGATTGCCTGTATTCTCCAGAGCATTTCAACTGGCAGCCGCCGAACGACTTTATCTTTTGGTACAATATCAATCATTGGTTCGTGCAGTGGGGTGGCACCAACACTGGGCAGTACAGCTATATGCGCCGGAAGGTCCTGTCAAACCTGATCTGCGAGCGAGGGCTGTTAATCGAGGCGGTGGAAGAGAAGCTGGCGATCCTCCGGCAAGGCGCCCAAATCCGGAAAGGGCTCCCTGGGGCTTGTGAGCCGGGCGTCTGCTCAAATGAAGACGCTTTCGTCGGCATCATTGGCAAGGATTTGGGCAAGGCGCCAGGGGATTATCGGGCAAAGGGGTTCTCAACTGTAGTGCCCAATCTCGACATCCGGCATGGGCAGAACTTCTCCGGTGGCCGGGTGGCCAAGAAGCAGTGTTATTCTCTGCCACACTGGGGAAGCTTCCATTCCGTCATGGGAGTAGTGCCACCGGGGAAGTGGTATCAGGAAGCCAATGTGCAGGGCGTTCAAATGCCTCAGCGGCGGACGAATGACACAAACGAAAAGCGCTGGCACAAGTTCATCAAGCCCTTGGTCGGTGCGCCTGGCACTGGTCGGATGACGGATCTGGGTTGCAATGCTGGCTTTTACTGCCGGAAGTTTTCTGATCTGGGGTTCAGAGCCGTTGGCGTTGAGCGTGATCCTGAGGTCCTCAGGCATAATTACTGGTGGGAAGAGCATGAGCCCAAAGGTGTCAGAGTTGTTGAGTCTGACATCAATGACTTTCATCCGGGTTGCTCTGACTATGTTCTTCTGGCCAACGTCCATTACTGGTTGACGCCGGCACAACTGCAGAAACTTGTGCAGAAGCTCAACGACCGGGCCTTGAACGTGATCTTGATTGGGAGATACAATACAGCAAAGGTCCACAAGTCACCGGCTGATCTACAATTCCTGCGAAAACTCTTTGTAAATTGGCAAGAAAAACAGGTTATTAAAGGGGTCAAGCACTTTTCGGTGTTGTTCCAGAACCCAACGTTAACTTCAAGAGGTGTCGATGAGTTGTTCTCCTGTCAACAATTTTTTAAGAGCAGCCGCTTTTTACCTTCATATTCAGACCTGATTGATGCTATACTGAAAGGCAAGAGTGGGAATCATCAGGATTCGCCTTATTATCAGTATCTGCTCTGGCGAGGATTCAAGGATAGTGATGAACTTCTCAAGCACCACGTTGACCTTGTTCCTAGTATTCAGCAGGAAGGTATTAAAGAACCACTATTGATTGGTCGAGTAGTCAATGGAAAGTATGAGGCGAATAGATTGGTTGATGGTGACCATCGATTGATCGTTGCTCAGAAATTAGGGATAAAAAATGTTATTTGTCGAGTTGTCAAACCGTAGCCGGGGGCAACAACTGCTTCCAAATAAGTTGTAAAAAGTTACAAAAACTTATTGACAGAGGTTAGAAACGTGCTGCAAAGAGCCCACAGAATAAAGTTAAAGCCAAACAATAAGCAAGTGACCTACTTCAAGAAAGCTTGCGGCGTCCGACGTCTGGCATTTAACTGGGGTCTGGCAGAGTGGAAGAGGCAATACGAAGTCGGCGAGAAACCCTCTGCTTTTGGGCTTAATAAACAGTTCAACGCCGTGAAGAAGTCAGAGTTTCCGTTTGTTTCTGAAGTCACGAAGTGTGCTCCACAGAGAGCTTTTGCTGACCTTGAGAAAGCATTTAAAAAGTTTTTCAAAAAGACGTCGAGGTACCCAAAATTTAAAAAGAAAGGCCAACGGGACTCTTTCTATGTTGATAATCTGAAGTTCAAGCTCAACGGCAAGAGCATCAAGATACCAAAGTTGGGCTGGGTAAGAATGCAGGAGTCTCAGAGACTCCCGGGCCGGCGCTTGTCAGCAACAGTAAGCAAGGAAGCAGCAGGTTGGTTTGTGTCTATCACGGTAGAGATTCCAGACGGTTCTGAATGCAGCGATAGCCAAGTGTATTCAGCCGTTGGCGTTGACCTCGGGATAGATAAATTGGCAGTGCTCTCGAATGGGATAACTTTTGAGAATCCCAAGACGACAAAGAAATATGAAAAGAGACTTCGACGGCTCAATAAATCTCTGGCCAGGAAAAAGAAAGGTAGCAGTAACCGAGAGAAAGCAAAAAAGAAACTGGGCCTTTTGCACTCTAGAATCAGAAACGTCAGGAAAGACTTTTTGCATAAGTTGACGTCATACCTTGCTGATAACTATTCAGATATTTGTATAGAGGATCTGAATACATCAGGAATGGTGAAGAACCGACGTCTTGCAAAAAGTGTCCAAGACGCCTCTTTTTCTGAAATCAGAAGGCAACTCGTTTATAAATCTATCAGAGTTCACGTCGTGGGAAGGTTTTTCCCAAGTACGAAGCTCTGTATGGCGTGTGGTCAGCTGCATGACATGCCGTTAAATAAGAGAACTTTCCAGTGCTCTTGTAATGGTGTCTCTATTGATAGAGACCTTCACGCAGCTCAAAATATACTACGGGCGGGTTGCCCGAACGTCAAGCCTGTGGAGAGAGAAGCTCTGGTTCTTGGGCAATTGCCCGAGAATGAAACTACTTTCTGGGAAGCAGGAAATGTACACAAATTCAATGGGTTTGAAGGAGCCCCTTGTAACTTTTTGTAAGTTACATAAACCAGTCAATATGCTTAAAAAAATAATCGTTCTGGGGTTTCTCTTAGGGATCGCCCCAACTGTCTGGGCGCAAGGGTTCTCTACTCCGTTTGGGACTCAACCTGAGATCGCGATCAGCACCGACTGCTCTTCATTCATTGCTGATGGGAAGCTCTGTTGGGATTCTGACAACGATCTGCTCTATGTTGGAAACGGTACTACCGCGGCCTTGGTGGATATCACCAGCGGTGCCGACACCCCATACACTACCACCAGCACCGTAACTGACTCAATCCGCTGGAACGCTGCCGGGACAGCCGGGGATGGGGTGTATTGCGGATATGCCAACCTGGTTCAGATCAACTCCGGGCCGTATCAGTATTCCATCATTTGCCAAGATAGCGACAGTTCCACCATCTACGGCAACACCGTCATGCGCGACGGTTGGAACGCCGGGACGATCACTTTTGAACTTGAGTATGTCCAGACCGCCGCCGACACCGGGCCGTTGAACTCAGATATTACCTGCGCCTGCCGAGGGCCGGGAGAGACGATCAACTCCACCTGGGGCACGGAGATAGCCATCGATGACGCGGCTGTGACCGGGAGCAGCGGAGTGGACCATACGACATCCGCCGCCGTGACCTGCAACGGGCCATGCGCTGCCGGGGATACCCTCTATTGGCGCTGGCAGATGGATGCGGCCGGGACCACGACCGCAGTGGCGACGCTCAACATTTTAGGCGTCAAGGCCGAGTATACTGCAATGTTGGGGGATTAAGATGCGACGATTTCTCCATACTCTGCTGGTCGCCCTGCTGATTGCGGGGCTTGGTCTTCCTGCCAACGCTGAGCAGTTCATCGGTGGTGCTTCACAACCGCAGTTGACTGCGGACCTGATCACCTCCCTTGAGTACAAAGGTACTCCGACCGGTGGCACCGCCACCTTCACCCGAGGTTCCGCCCGAGTCTTCGAGGACTGGGAAGGCAACTACGTCCGCACCACCAACGTAAACGAGGCAGTATTCAAAGCCCGGCGGGTAGCGAACCTGCTTGCTGCGGATTCGAGTGAGGATTTCTCGGTCGCGAGTTGGGGCACAACCTCGGCAACTGTAGCGTCTAACGGGGATGGGTCTTACAGGGTAACAGCAACAGGAGCAACCGCGAATATCAGACAAGCGGTTACAGTTTCTAGCGGAGATGTGCGGACATTCAGAAACTCCATCTGGATTAAGCGGGCAAGCGGGACCGGGACAATATCGCTGATGGACCCAAACCTTACGGCTGTAGGTGTACCAGTAACCAGCAGTTGGGTAAGGTATAGTGTGGCAGATTTTGGGTTAGCATCGTCCGCTAATATAAGAGTTATCATAAGCACCAGCGGTGATGCAGTAGATGTAAAAAACGCTCAGCTTGAGGAAGTCACGGGCCAGAGCATAACCGCACCTTCTGAGTACAGATCAACTCACCAGTATTATGGGGGTCAACCTCATAAAGGGGTGGATTTCCTCGCATACGAGAACGGCAACACGGTAGATGCCAACGGCGTTGTGACCGAGGCCCAGGGCGAAGCGATCCCCGAGGCCCAGCTTACCGGATACCAGTATGACGGAGCGAGCACCAACAAGATTGCCGGGGCTTACAATGCCGTTGGGCCGGATATGCTGTCCACTACGAATATCTATGCAAGCTATGATTTTACGAGTGGGTGGAGCGCAAGCAGCGCGACGATAAACGATGCGAACACTTTTACGACTACGGGCGCAAACGGGAAGATATATAAAACAGGATCAACTAATACCGGGAAGAGATACAGGCTAACAGTCGCAGGTACGGTTTCCACCGGTGTTTTTGAGGTTAGGAGTCCTAGTACCGGAGCACTGTATATGACGGGCTTCGGAACGGTAGATTTTACGGCTGATGCGACGATCGGGCCGCTATTGCAGACCGCTACAAGTGGAGCAGTAGTAGACATCACCGCCCTCACCTTGTACGAGATCGGCGCTGCAAACCTCGCAGGCACTTTCGTCTCCGGCCTCGGCACCGGGGCAAAGAACACCGCAGCAGCTACCGCAGCTATCCCCGGCCAAACTCACGGCGGGACCGGCTCGACCACTGTCACCGATGTCAGCGCGGTAATCACCAATACCAACAAGTACAAGAGATTAACCCCAGCTACGAAGTGGTACGTCACTACGGCCAGTGGCGGGGATGCAACGGTGGACTTTACCGGGGCACTCTCTGCTGCGACGCATACCCTCTCTCTGGTTGCCTACGGGGCCACGGCAAGCGATGTGCTGACCCTCGGTACAAATACAGTCGGAGGTACCCCGCAGACCGTAACTACTGCGCCTGTGCTGTACTCGCAGACCCTGACCGCGAACGCCAGCGACACCATGCGCCTGACCGTAGCCGATGGCGACACGATAACGTGGTGTCTGATGCAAGCGGAAACCGGCTACGTCCCAACAAGCAGAATCGTCGTGGAGGGTGCCGCTGCTTCTCGGAGTAGAGACAACTTGACCATCCCGGTTGCAGATGGCACGAACTTCAGGCAACGGGAAGGTACTGTTTCTGTTGACATTACCTGGGGGTTCGGGAGTGCGAGTATTCCTGTGGCAGCATATGTGCCAATTTTTAGTTTATCAAACAGGGTTGATTCAATTCTTTATTTACAGAATTCGGCTGGAACTGTCTACCTGCGGAACGATGATTCTACAAATGCTCCATTCGTCGCAACAGGCGCGTTCGTTACTGGAGACACTGATGCGTTAGAGACAACCTGGTCAGTAAGCAAAAATAAATTAAGGACTAAATTTAATGCAACCTGGTCTTCGGCAACTGCGTATGATGGTAGTTACAATTTAGGTACATCGTGGGTTTTAAGTTATAACGGAGCCTACCCCTTCGCCCTCAAAAACCTGCGGGTATTAGGCACCGCTGATCCGGGAGGGATGTAATGCGCTTCCGGTTCGACTGCTGGCTCATTGCCCTCGGGTGCTTATGCGGGTTGGTTTTGATCTGCAAGATAGCGCAGGGCGATACGCTGGTTGTTTCCGGCTCATGGGCTGAACGGAATTGCCACCAGGAATGGTCAATGTGGGCGCTGAATGCAGCAAGTCAACTCCCCGGCCCAACAACTGCACTCGCTACCCCGATTGGACAGGCAGTAATTGATAACGCGGTTGGAAAATCTAATTTTTACATGGCCGCGCACAGTGACCACTACATATCATGGCCCGGATGCGATATGGTTGATCCTTGGAAAGATGAGTTAAGGGCCGACGCATTCGATATCAAGGAGCCGTTTGATTTTGCGTTCATCGCCGGGTGCGGGGCGTTGTGCAGAACCGGTTTTGGAACTTTTGCAAACATCGCAATAGATGCGGTCGGATACTGTGACATGGCCGCGCCTCAGTGTGCGGGCTGCTGGTCTGTCAGCGCGTTGTCGTTTCAGGACTTCATGTTCATGGAAATGGCTGACGGGCGACCAGTCGGTGAGGCACACCAGGCCGCGCTGAATCGGTTTCCAGAATGTCAGGGGTGTATCAGGTACTCGCACCACGATATGCCTATTCCTACACTGGAGAAAAATCAGATAGTCATGACAATAATAGTCCCGTGGCTGATGAGGAAACGATGATGAAAGCCCTGTTGCTGACCGCCCTGCTGCTCATGTCAGGCTGTACACTCGGTCTGCCGCAAAACAACCTGCTTCCGGTCCTGGTGGAGAAGCACGACAACAAGCCACTGGACCCGCTGACCGAAGTGGATATCCGGGCGGAAGTGATCGGACCAGGCGTCTATACCAACTGCGGGCCGAAGGGGTATCTGGCCCTCATCACCGGCGGGGCTCTGTTCGGGTGCGCTCGGCTCGGGTGCGCAGGGATCAAGAGGTGGCAGACAGATAAAATCTGTACCTGCCAGATATACCTGATGTTCGACTGGGATACGATCCGAAACCACGAATACAAGCATTGTCTTGGGTATGGCGAATTATGAAATTTATTCTGTTGATAGCCTGCATTATAGCGGCCCTTGCGGCTGGCGATACATGGGGAAAAATCAAGGAACGGAGGAAAAAATGAAACACATTCTTGCGCTGATACTGGCGCTGCTGCTGGCCGGGAACTGCGAGGCGTATTCCATGGGCTACTTCCCGAAAGATGACCCGCCGGCCGTGCCTGTTCCGGTTCCAGATCCGGTGCCTACTCCAACGGTAACGACCGAACAGGGTACGCGCTCCATCTCCGGGAACGAGGTTGACTTCTACTTCAGCAAGCCAATCACGAGCTACGGCAAGTTCGACCTGCGCACCGGCGGCAAAAAGTACACGATCAAGGGATCGTACAAGGACGGTAACATCGAGGTCCGCAACTCCCAGACCAAAGGTAATATGGTGGTCATTGCCGGGCCTGCATATAAGGGCGCAACTGCTACCGTGATTTACCCTTCAACCGATGCGCCGACTGTGCCAGACGCTACCCCGCCCCCGGTGACACCCCCTGCCGATGAAGCGACGACATCAAAACGATTTGCCCATATCAACCACATGTCATGGCGCGGCCAGGGCACCACCATCGTCTTCTGCGCCGGGGATGACGTAACCAGCGTGACCTTCCACGACACTGCGTTCCACTTCCACATGAAAGACGGACTCGACAAGGGACCGGGCAGAGAGCAATGGACCAACCATTACTTCCGGGGCAAGAGTGAAACCGGCACAGCTGGCATGTTCGTCTGGACCATCGGCGGGAAGAAATATCAATATTATTCCGATGGCCGGGGTGATGGGCTTACCGATTATCAGAAGCATACCGGCGACTGCTACCAAAAATATAAATGAGGAGGGGATGATGAAAAGGGTATTTTGGATTCTTCCGTTGATGCTTCTGGCCGGCTGCGCTGATAGTAGCCGAAACCTGACGGTACAGGTGTATGGCGGCGGGGTGTTGACGATCTGCCACTCTACCATTTCGCCGGAAGTGCTGAAGTCTGGCACCGACGAGCGGGCCACGAATACGCCGTCGATTTCGCCGAACTTCCCAATTGTTCCGTGAGGAGGACCACATGACTATTATCGAAGCAATGGATGGAAAGAAAGTCAACGCCAGTATGGTGCTTGTCATCGTTGCTGCTTTACTTATGCCGGTGATCGCTGACGGGGTAGCCCTTGCCGGATATCCAGAATGGGCGGCACTCATCCGGCGCGTTGCTGAGATATTTGTCGGCGTCGGCGCAGGCGGCGGGGTAATCGGGCTGGCGGACAAGGCCAGGAAGTCTTCAGGAGCTGACTAATGCAATATGCCAGGTGCAAATGTGGGAAGCAAGAGCGGTGGGACTCTGGCTATCCAATTTTCCCCTGCCAAGGGTGCGAAGACTGCCAGGCTACTCTGGCAAGAGGGCCAAGCGGGCATAAGCCACTCGCTCCTCACAAGATGCAGCGTCACGAAGAAAAGAGAACTGTTGACGGCAAGGAGGTGTCTTCACGAACTTGGGACGTGTGCTCAGTCTGCGGAGATATAGAAGAAGTCAAACCGGAACAGTCTGTGATCTCTTAGATCCGGGCAAAGGAGTGGTGAGGTGATGGATTTTGATACACTGGTAGCGGTTGCGGCGCTGTTGGCTTCGGCTTTGGCGATTATCACTGTCTGGAGAAAGTCTGGGGCGATCGAGGGGAAGATCCTTGAGCGATTGGATAACCAACAGGAGTGGCTTCGAGGACATGAGCAACGGCTCCAAGGGATCGAGCAGGCCAACTACATCACTGAAGAGATCCACGAGAAACAGTCACTCCGCTGTGTGCAGAGTATCACCAAACAAATTGATGAAAACCACTCGAACCTGGCGAAGCTCGAAATAACTACCAGTACAATGGAGGCAGCCAGGCACAGTGCCAGAGAGATCGACAACCAGCGTTGGTGCAGGATTGAAGTGACTCTGGGAAAGTTGGAGGAGTTCATCGCGACGTTGAAAAAGGGTAATGGAATATGACTGTCATCATGAAAGACGGCACTGAGGTGCTCGACAGTCGGCTCGGGCGGCTTGTTGACTTCGACGCCCGGAGCAAGGGCTTTCCGATCAGGTCAACTTTTGAGACCAAGACGCCGAGAGCAAACTACTGGCGGTGCCGTTTACGTCTTGATCAGGGTGTTGATGGAATGTGTACCGGTGCCGGCGTTTCTCACGAATTGGCTGCCTGCCCGGCGGAAGTTCCCGGGTTGGACATCAACTTCGCCCGGGAGAAAATCTACTGGGAAGCGCAGAAAGAAGACCCTTGGGAAGGAGGAGCTTACCCGGGGGCCAGCCCCAGATATGAGGGGTCAAGTGTTCTGGCCGCGGTAAAAGTGGCCCAACGACTGGGCTATTTTGATAACTATCGCTGGGCGTTCAGCCTACAGGACCTGATCCTTGGTGTAGGCTACAACGGGCCTGCAGTCATGGGCACCGTCTGGTATGAGGGCATGTCCGACCCCGACGTCGACGGCTTGATCCGGCCCGCCGGCCGGTTAATCGGCGGCCACTGCTACCTTATCGACCAAGTCATTCCCAAAAAGAAACTGTTTGGCGGCCTCAATAGCTGGGGCACAAAGTTTGGCGTTGACGGCCGGTTCTACATCTCGTTCGACGATATGGAGATGCTCCAGCATGAAGGCGGGGAAGCGGTATTTATGTTGAAGCGGCACTGCAGGCCCAGAGGGTGAGTTATGTTCAGCGGGCGAGTCAAAGCTGAGTGGCTGGACGACGGGCGCAACATGTGCCTGCTAGAGACGTTGACGTTTATCGACTCCGCTGGTAAACTCTGGGAGGCACCGGCCGGCAGTGTGATCAACGGCGCGAGCGTCCCCGGGATCTTCTGGCAGATCATCGGCTCTCCCTATACCGGCAAGTACCGTCGGGCCGCTGTGATTCATGACGTCTACTGTGGCTGCCGCACCGAGCCGCACCGGGCCGTCCACAAGGTGTTCAACGAGATGATGGAGTTTGACGGCGTGGATGATCTCCGGCGGATCAGGATGTTCAAAGCGGTCTGGTACTTTGGCCCGAAGTGGTCGCCGGCCCTGCGTCGAACTCAAGATCATCCCGAGATGCTGCCGATGAACTTGGAGGTTATAACAAAAATATTGGATGCTAAGCCGTGGCCATTATAATTCCGTTCACGTCGACGATACTCCCGACGTCTGGCGCCCTGAGAGAGCAGCAGAAACTCCTCGTCAGGGCGTCAGGTTGGCGGCCACTCCGGGAAGATTTTATTGTCGCCCACCCGGCCTGTGCCGCCTGTGGCGCCGTCGAGCTTATGATGCAGGTGCATCATATCAAGTGTGTCCACCTGTTTCCGGAACTGGAGTTGGTCTGGGGCAATCTGATCACGCTCTGCAGCAAACATCATCTGATTCTCGGACATGGAGGAAATTGGAAACTCTGGAACAAGAACATTGTCGAAATCTGCCGACTGATGTCGGAAGGCGTCGTGGTGGGTCGTGAAGATCTCCGAATCGTCGCATAAAGACTGCCGGTGCAATCACGGCACACCTGTCGGGCGGAACTGTCCGTACTGCTTTGCCGTTCTACGAGTGGGACAGGCTCAGGAACGGCTGACCTTTATTGATTTTTCAAGTTTTGTCCATCGCAAGAAGGCCCTCTCCGGATCAGGAAATGGCAAGGAGTAGACTAATGACGAGGCCCGAAAATACCCCAATCCTGACTCTGACAAAGCTGTTGCTCCGCTCCTGCTCCACCTGGGAACAATACTGTTCCGATCTCGAGTACATCAAGAATTTCAGGAGAAGAAATGAATTTTCCGGAAACATTTTTATTCGCGATGGTGTTCCTCTTTCAGGAAGAGGGGGGGACTAACGCTGATCCTCTGGACCGTGGGGGCTTTACAAACTTTGGGCTCTCTGAGAAACAGTACCCTGACCTCGACTTGAAGAATATTACTCGGGAGCAGGCGCTGGAGATCTACTATCTTGACTACTGGCTCAAGCAACAGTGCCACATGTTCTTGTCGCCCATCGCCGTCGCTCTGTTCGACTCCTCGGTGAACTGTGGCCCGGGCACGGCCGCCAAGTGGCTGCAGAAGTCAATCAACCAAGGGAACAACTTTCTCAACGTCGACGGCAACGTCGGGCCCAAAACGATCTTGGCGTCAACCGGCCCCCCGCCGTATCGAGTAGCCGGGGGGCTGATCGGGTACCGAGTGAGTCACTATGCTGACCTGCTGGACCGGTACCCGGAGCAAGTGCGGTTTATCAAAGGCTGGAACCGCCGAGCGGGCCGGCTGTTGAATTATATTTGAGGCAGCTTTCCAGACTGCCGGATCTTGTTGGCTTTCTTCTTGGCCAGCTTGTAGACCCTGCGCCCGTCGCTGGCGACGATTTGTAACGTCCGTGGATGCCGGAACCTCTTAGGGTCGTCGACGTTGACGTTGACGTCTCGGAGGGCCTTGCGCAGTTTCTTAATTGATTTCCCGCTCATCGCTTTGCCTCCTGCATCGCTTTCATAATCTTCAGCATCTCGCCAGCTTTCTTCATCCGTGCTTGGTTGAACGCCGACGTGATCATAAAGGTACACATATAGAGCCAGGCCGGTACCAAGATAAAGAGCCCCAACACAAAGGCCACGAATTCATACCATTCCATTATTTGATCCTCACAGTTTTTGGGTCAGTGTACCTCCCGGCGTCGAGAAGATCTATGATCTCCCGAGCTTTGGTATACACAGGCTCAGGATCAGACGTCAGCCCACGAACTCTGACCAGGACCTTTCCTCTTTTTGTCCCCTTCCCGCTGGACTTTTTCAAAATTGGGAAGACCCCAACAGAAAAAGTCTCCGAGTTAAAGGGCTCTTTGCCAGGCGTCCAGCTACCGTCAAACCCATGAAGAATCTTTTCCATACATCCGCCTCTCATATTTGGTTGGTTCAGGGATCCGGCTCAGGTTGTGATCCCGAGGCCGGCCTTTCAGGTTTCCCCAGTTTGATTTCATTTCCAGCTTGTCTTGGTACTCTTTCAGGTTATTCTCGACGAGCTTCCCGACGATCCACGTCCTGGGGTTGTCGGGCCCGTGCTTGTGCAGTCTCTTAGCAAATGACGGGACAGAGACCTGAAGCTTCTTAGCACAGTAAGCGTATGTCTGGAGGCCCCACTCAGGGGTCTGTACCGTCCGGGTGGCCAGGGGTTCACGGGAACTATATTCTCGCAACTTGGTGTACCGATCCCAAAGCGGCCGGCCGTCGGTTACCCACCGGCACATCACCGGCCCGGTCACGCCGACAATATCAGCGGCAGCCTGCCGGGTTGTTTCGCCAGACCTTATCTGCTCTTCCAACGTGTTCAGGATTTCTTTTGTCAGCCTGCGATTCAGCTTCATCACCCCTCCTCACATCATCAAGGTTGCTCTTGCGATCCGGTCCGTCAATCGGAAGTCATACCGCCGATCGGCACAGTTGGTAATTTCTTCTTCGTGGCTCACGATCAGGAACTGGAGGTCGAACTCTTTCGACAGCATGCGCAACATCTCCGCCGCGGCCGGCTGGAGGTCCTCAGACAGGTGGCGGAAGGGCTCGTCGAGCAGGATGAACGGCGCCGTCGAGGACAACAGCCAGTAGCTGATCCGCAAGGTGAAGGAAGCGACGTCGGCAGCACCGTGGCCGGCACTCTCCAGCGGGTCGTAATCCTCACCGCCGCGGGAGAACAATAGGTCGCACTCGGTAGAATTCCTGCGCTCAACGAACTCCACCTTGAATTCGTAGGGGTCTGGGAACACTAGCGATAGCGCCTGCGTGACGATGTTCGAGATCTTGTATTTGAGCTGCTCCTGCGTCAGGGCAACGGCCCTCTGGATCAACCCCCGGCAGTCAACGGCGAGCTTCTGCTGTTTCTCTGCGCTGACGAGCAGGCATTGCTGCGCGTCGGCCTGCTGCCGGAGATCCTCGATCTTCCAAAGCTTCTTGTCGACCTTCTCCTTGAACTCGGCAAGTTTAGAGGAGTGCGGCATATCGCGTCTCCAGATCCTTGACGGCGATGTCGATCTCGACGTCGAGCTTATCCAGTTCCTCATCCATCTTGGCAATAGCTTTGTCGGCCTCAGGCACAGTGTCATAGCCCAACGTCTTCAACTGGTCGAACGCCGACTCCAATTGGCCTTCGACCTTGGCCTTCTCCTTCTGCTTTTCTTCCAACACCGACTTCAACTTCTTCAGTTTCTCCAAGCTCATCGAATACCCTCCAGATTTTTTCGTGCCGTGGTTAATACATCCCTTGTCATTGCGGCTAGCTCGACGTCTTCAGCCTCAGCAACGACACCGTCGAGGATCTTGAAGAAGTCAGGCCGGTCTTCCTTCTTGGCCATGGCATCCCGCAGACCGTTGGTACTGACGGAAATATCATGCTGGGCCTGTTTCTCGATCCGCTCATCATTCCAGACGTCGCTCTTGACGTCGAGGTACAGAGGTTCAATCTCCGCGGTATCAGTGTCAATCAAGTACACCCGGGGCCGGTAATCCCGTTTATCAATACTGGACCTGAGCATGGGCCCGGGGTTGACCAAGAACGCGCCGTCGCGCTCAGCGATGAACGGATCGTGATAGTCGCCGGAGAGCACGAGGTCAAAGTTATACAGGGTCTCCAAGGTCTTCTGTGCCGGCGTGGCGTCCTTCAAGAAAAACGGCGGCTCGCCAGGGGTGATGGTTCGGTGCAAGAGCAAGACGTCGACGATGTTGTCGGTCTTCTCCATGGGCATGGGAATATCCTGACCCCAGCCAGAGCCGTAGAACCTGACGTTGCCAATGGTAATGCCCAGAGCGCCAGGCACTTCAATACCGCCACCGACGAACAGCGTGTAGTACGGCGAAGTCTGCAGGTTCGGGTTATGGTAGGTCATGTCGTGCTGACCGTGACACGCAAGGACCCTGACCTTCAGCAACCTGATCATCTGCAGGACCTTGTTCGTCAGTTGATACGGGATCTTCGACAACTTCGACGTGTCCCACAGGTCCCCGGAGACGGTCAAGACCGCGTCGTGTTCCTTGACCAGGGCGAGGATCTGGCTGAACTTATCCAGCACGGTAGCCTCGTAGTCGTCAATCCTATTGACTGGCCGGGCGGTTGTCATATGGAGGTCGGCGGTGGCTATGATTTTCATATCAAACCCTTCTTCTCTACCAGCCATTCCGGGATCACCAATGTCATAGTGCCGTCGACAGGCATAATCTCAGTCTCATCATCGATCTGTGATTTGGGAATCCAGTAATCTGTCTCGTCATCGTCAGTGATGCAGATTGCCAGATCAGTCTCAGCTACCAGCCTGCAATAGATTTCAACCATCTTAACGTCGGTCATGCGAATCGCCCTCCGTTGACAGGTTTCCCTGCACTGGCCCCGGCCGGATCGGCTTTCCAATCCCGGGCCAAGACTTGAGCAATCACAGCCGCGATCTCTTCCTCGGCGTCCAGCCCGAGAATAGACAAAAGCTGCAGCCCGTAGATCACTGTGTCAGCAACCCCGTCAGCGATCTCTGCCTTGTTGAGGCCATTAACCCCACCACGGATGCCTTGGGTTCCTTTCAGAACGTGATGACAGACCTCACCAACTTCCTCAGCCATACCCAGAGCGCACTTGAGAAGGTCGTCATTATGGCTGCCAAAGTTTCTCTTCTGCCACTGGTCAAGTTCTTTCTGTCGTAGATCAATCATTCTCGTGTTCCTTTGTGTTGGGTTTACTGGCAGCTATTTCCATAAAGTACCGCCTGAAACAACGCAATTCGATCAGCTTTAGCTAATAGATTAAGCTTTTTTGCAACACTCGTTGCAGCAAGAAATTTCTTTGCAAATTCTGGGCTGTCGGTAACTATTAAATTAAGGTCATCGCTTTTGCGCCTGAAAGAGGTAAACAGTGTCAACTCTTTTCTTTGCTCTAGTTTGTTTGCTGGCACGGAACCTCCAACCTCAAAACCTTCGCGGATAGCTACGCTTAGAAACTCGTGCCAGTCTCCTGTAAGGCAAAGCCAGTCTGAGTCAGTGTTCATCACAGGTGGCGAGCATGTTACCCGGCTCCCAACCTCGTGTATCCCGGTGCAAAGAGCCAAAAAGGGGACCGTCCAATTTGGTAGTATGTTCATTTCCCCAACCCCATAAAAGCTGGCGCCGGCATCGACGCTTTCAGTTCTTTTTCTTTGTCCTCCATCTTCTTCCGGCGCAGCACCCTCTTCAGAATCAGATAGCCGACAAGGTCAAGCTCAGTATCATCACCGTGGAACTCGTTGCCCTTGGCGATGCGGGAGAGCTTGTCGTCGATCCGGATATCAATCTGGGCCAGCGGGTCGGCCTTGGAAAAAATCCTGACCGGTTCGGCCGCAGAGTTGCCATAGGCCTTGTTCTTCTCAATAAGAAAATTCGCCAGCTTCTCGCACTCGAGAGTGATCAGTTCTTGCATTCTCAGGTTATTCATTCGCAGCATCCTTCTGTAAAGTTATTACCACACACCGGGCAGACGCCGAGGTCGACTTTGAGGGCCTCATAGGCCTCTTCAGCATCAACCAGAGCAAGCTCGGCAGCCTTCAATTTTCCCTGCCATTTATCAACAGCGACCAGGGCGCCACGCAGGGTGGATCTGCCGGCGGTGAGGTCGCGTTTCTTGATCTCGAAGCCGGCGACGTCGGGCATGACGTCAACGTCAGGCAGGACGTCGAGTTTCTCTTGAAGTTGGGCGATCCGTTGACGTGCATCAACAAGGTTCTTTCGCGCCAGTTCTACCACGGCACGAGTCTCACAAAGGTCAATCCCGACCTCAACGTCGGAGATACTGATCTCAGGGAATTTCTCAATAACCTGCTGCAAGACGTCAACCCGGTCAACGGCGTTCATCAGGGCAGTGCCCTGGGCAAAGAGATCATCACGACGTTGCTGTTGGGCGAGGATGTCTTCGATATATGTCAATCCTGACATATCTGGAAACTGGTCCAGTTCAGAGCTAATGTCGGTGATAGTGCCGATGACCCCAATGAGACTCTCTTTTGTCGATGAGAGCCTATCATAGGCTTCCTGCAGCCCAACCCCCTGGTCAACTAGTTTCTTCGCCTCAGCGACCCACTGCAGCCCGTCCAGCTGGTCGTTGATCCCAGTGATTGACATCTTGATGACGTTGACGTTGCCGTCGGCGTCTCGCACAAGAGCATTTACGGTCTTTAACGACTCATCCATGATACTCAGGTCAGCAACCTCGTTCAGGCGCTTGGCCACATTCCCTCCGGTTTCATCCAAGAGAAAATAATGGGGATGCTGCCACTGGCAGTTGTCCAGAGTGACCCCATGGAACTTGCTGACCTCGGCAGGGACGTCGGCCTTGATCGCTTTGAAGACGTCGCCGTTGAACTGGTACTGGTTCACCTTTGGACCTCGCTCCCGGATCAGGACGTCGCCAGTGTCGTAGGTCAGGGTAACCCGGGTCGTGCCCTTGCGGTCCAGCATAAAGTTGCCCTTGGGCGCCCGGTTGAAGAATACCCACCGTAACGCCCGGACCAACGATGATTTCCCAGAGTCGCTAGAGCCAGTGATCAGAGTGATCGCGTCAAGCTCAAGCTCGGTGTGCTGATGGGCTTGAAAGTTCTCAAGCAGGATCTTGGTGAGTTTCATACCTTCCCCACTCGTTGAAGATTACCAAACACCCCCAGCAGCAAGGCGTCCGCCAGAGCTTGGCCTTTGCCTTTGAAGTCAAGATCAGAGATCCCAGGAAAGAGTTGAATAGCCCGGGCCCGGGCAGCATCCTTGTCCTGACTGATGAGGCCCGCCCATTTCTTCCACGCCTGCGGAGTAATCAACGACAGTGGTATGTGAGAACCAGTCACAATACCCTCCACAAGCCCTGCAGAATGGCCAAATGAGAATACGGAAGACACCCCTTGGCCTGGCATGGAATGAACCGCCTCCAGGTAGCAATGATCGATCTTATACTGTTCCAGCCAGCGGGTAATGGCGGCGCCGTTGACCCGGTTCCGCTTCCCGATCTTGGTTGAGGGCATGAACAAGTGGTCGACGTGGACGTTGTTCTCATCCAAAAGGGCAAGGCAGCCGCTGATACCCGGGTCAATTGCGAGAATAATCATATTTCACCCTCCGGCATGTAGATTGTCAGCATCTTGACCGAGGCCCGGGCAGCATAAGGTTTCTGCCCAACCGACTCAACAATCTGATAGTCGAACTGAACGTTGTCGATCCTGATGCTGTGCTCGTTGAAGATCTCTTTGGCGAGTTCGTGCAGTTTCTTGTTGATGGCTGCTTCTACTGATGTTTCCATGTCGGCTCCTCAAACTCTGTTTGTTCGAGCAACTGGGCGGTCAGGTCCACCTGTAGTGCGGCGTTCTTGAACAACTGGCGCCTGCACTAACTCCAACTGGGGCTCGTCAAACTGACCAGCCTCTCTGATTGCTCCCTCTTTCAGGTCTTTTGGTTGTACCCGATACACGTTGCAGTTGTACAGCCATTGAGTTCTAGCCACAATGACACCAGAAAAACCAGTAATCAAGTCTTTCACTTCCGAACCAAGAGCAAACTTAAACTCTGTCATCAAACTACCTCCTCATTTGTTAGCGGCCACTCATATTTTTTACAATCGGCATAGTTCGGCCCGACCTCAGGGGTACTCGTTGTCGGGATACCCATCGAGCCATAAGGAATGCACACGCAGTCTCGCAAGATAGGGACGACGACGTCAACGTCGCCTTTGTGAATTCTGTTGACGACTTCATCGTGTACCGAGGTCACCGGGGAGCACCGATACAGAAAGAACACCTCGGACCGCCAAAGGGCGCCCATAATCAATTTTGTCTGCTCAGATGCTGAACCTTGGATCCGAAAACTCCAAGCCCACCGGCCAGCTTTGGCCCGGTAGAACTTATCATTCGTCGAGAACGGCACATGCAAGTGACGGCGCCCGCCAAGAAACGTCAACGAGTACTTCCGCTTCTCACATTCAGCAATGTATTTCTCAACGTGGGGCATCAGGCCGGGGAATGCTGCTGCCTTGGCGTCCATGAATGCCTGGGCCTCATCTTCAGGAACACAAAGCATGTTGCCCAGCTTCTTCGCCATGCAAAGATACGACGTGGAGAAATTGGTCTCCTTGCCTTGATGGTAGACCCTGGCGGCGATCTCGTCGTCGGCGTTGACCGCTGCTTGGAACTCCTCATAAGTGGCCCAACGCTTTTCTTTTTTCTGATCAATGCTGAACCCGGTCAACGAGTGGAGCTTCCGCTTATTCTCTCCGATATAGCAAGACAAGAAATTGACGTCCTGCGAATCCCAAGCCTGGAGCTTAAGCTCCTGCCCATCTATGTCGAGCTTGCAGATAACGTGGTCGTCGTCGCCGGCAGTCACAATGCCCCGCATTTCCTTCCCCTTTTTCTTGGGCATCTGAGCGAGGTTGGGAGCCCCATGGGAGAAACGTCTTGTTGACGTCGACGACTGGTTGAGGTGGTGATGGAGCTTGCCGTCCTTCCAATGCACCAACACGGGGTACTTGTCATAGAAAAGCGAGAAGCGAGTGATGATCTTCTTCAACTCCAGCAGCGTCTTGAAAGCATCTTCGTACTGCCCGACGTCACCGAAAGCGATGGCGTTCTTGACCGCCTCTTCGTCAGTCGAGGGTGTGCCGCCGCGCCCTTCCTTGCGCATCTTGTCAGTGGGCTTGTTCCTGATCCTGACAGGCATATTCAGGGCGTCGTACATCAGCCGAGTGACGTCCATCGGGCTGCCGGGGTTGAAGTTGGGGCTGGGCACCCACCGGGCCTCATACTCGGCGTTAACCTTGTCCAGATCCCCAGCGGCAATAGCCTCAGCCAGAGGGGCCTCGGTGAAGAACGCAGCCAGTGCATCCAGATTCCGGGCCTGACATTTGAATGGTTCGCCGTAGAGGACTCCGTACATCCTCTTGATCTGGACGCCGTTGAGTTCAGTCAAGGGCTCGAAATAGGTCCCGGGCCAACGATGCTGGGTTGCCTTCGGAATCTTCTTTCCGTCAACCTCAACAAGCTCCCGAGTCTCCCAAGATAGATCCATCAAGAAGTTAAAGAACTTCTGCCAGTGCTCATCATAAGCAGCCTGGTCCCGGGCAGAAAGTTCTTCAACTTTATCAAGGTCGCAGTCAACACCACGGTGCATAGCCAAGGCAGCAGTGTATTGGCAGTCCTGCTCAACGGTGACAAAGACATCCAAAGTACGTTCATACTCCATGATGGCTGTGAACAGGTTCCACAGAGAGTCCGTGCAAAGAGTATCGTCAAGGCCGTAGTTGAGGACCTCCTGCCCGGTGACTTCAAACATACCGGACCGGCCGGCCAGGGTCTCCTCATAGGTCAGCTGCGTGTAGTGCAACCACTTCTTTGACAGTGACTTCAGGCCGGTGATCGGCGTGTTCTCGTCGACATAGTTGGCAGCAATCTTGGTGTCGTGAACATTTGGGAGGAAGCCGTGATCGCCGAAGGTCTGGTCTTCGCCAAACTCCCGAAACAGCACCGGCAACTCGAATCCCCCTGCCCGATGGCAGAGGATCGGGGTCGTCTTTGGGATCCACCTGAGGACCTCTTTCAAGTCCTCGACGTCGACGTTGTCAGTGTCCTTGTGCCGGATCGGGAAGTAGAAGCTGTGCGGGCCGGCCGTCAGCCCGCAGCCGGCGAGTTCCGAGCCAAAGGTATCAATCTTCTCACCGTTTTTCTCCAACCAAACCTTCGACTCCGGAGGCGTGTCAGTCTCGATATCGAGAGCGACGTGTTGAGCAGACTCCAGCGCCTTGCGAATTGTCTCGGCCCGGGTCTCGATATTGGCGTCGGTGATCAGCCGGCGAGACGGCCACCATTTCTCCATGCCGGGCTCGAAGCGGAGTTTCTGCACTCCGCCTCCCCACTTCACTTTGTAGGCCGGCACATGCTGGAAAGAGAACAGTGCCCAGGCTGTGTAGGCCGTCTGCATGTCGTCCAGGATCAACTGTAGGCATGGCAAGTCAGCGACGTCTTCAGAGAGCCGGTGCAGTTCGTCGTTCTCAAGCAGTTCTGCCATCAAGTCCAAGCCGTCGGCGCCGAAGGCCTCGATCAGCTGCATGAATTTCTGCTGACCGAAGCCCTTGACTGAGGGGACGTTGTCAGAGGAATCGCCCTTGACCAAGACCTTCCAGACCTTGATGTGGTTGGGCTCAATCAATCCGGAGGGGTGAGGAGGGTTGAGTTGCCCCTCAAGAAAGATGTCGCCTTCAAGGCACTGGAGGTCCCGGTCCCGCGTCCAAATGATTGTGTGCCGGAACCTGTTTGAAATCTCGGCGATCAAATCGTCAGCTTCGTAGCCTTCTTTGGGCGTGGCAACAATCCCACCAAAATCCTTGATCAGGGTCTCTGCCTTTTCCATCGCCGCGGAGTACGCCGCATACCACTCAGGTGGCCGGGGCTCACGGTT